AACAAAATTACTTCACAAAGCAATCACTAAAGAAATTCGAGTAGATGGTAAAAGCGTTGGCAATCCACACAGGTCATACGAATACCATGAATACATAGAAAAAATTAAAATTGCAAAAGAAAATCTTGAACAACTCAAATATTCCTTTTGGGAAGAAAAGCCGGTAAAACATAAATATGAAAATTAACCCAATCAAAACACTTTTGGCAATATACGCAACAATCTGGACTGCTGGATTTATCTATGGATTCATCCGTGAATTTAGAAAAGAAGTTGCGAGTAAACCAACACTGGATTATAAGCCAAGTCCAGAATTTCAAAAGCTAATCAACCACTATGAAAACAGGCAAAAGGTCAATGCATGACGCTTAAACATTGTTTACTTCCAACAAAATGGGGTGAATAATGTTTGACTTTATATTTGACTGGATATTTGACATAATCGACTCTATCTTCGGAGGAAACACACAATGAAAATCAACCTTGCAAAAACAACTGGTAAAATCACTGGCAAATTGTTCAGTGCTACCAAAGCAGCACCTACAAAGACCAAGAATGGAATCGTCTCTGTCAAAGAGCAGTTCCAAGCTGGCTTCAACCAAGGCACTAACAGCCCTAGTTGACACCAAACAAAGTGGGGATTGGGTCTATAACAGACCCTTTCCCTACAACTTTGCTAATAAACCATGGAATCACTGAAAAGAACAAAGGAATCACTACACTTATGACTATCAATATGGAAAATTTAGGCCTCAATATGGATTTGTTCTCGGCAATTGCTGAGACACCTGAAATGTTTGAGTCCACGGGTCGCACTACGACTCTTCGCCAAGGACGCGAAATCAGTTTCAAGGCCACAATCAACGGAATTGAAGTTCCAGCAAGTGCTGTTCTTCATGACGCACGTCTTACCCGTTTGACTCTTCTTGAGCAGACTTCACCAAACACTAACAAGCCATATAATCTTGTTACTGGCATTATGCGCCCTGTCAAAATGGACATCTTCGTCACCGTTGACGGTCAAAAGATGAACATCATTGACTTGCTTCACACTGTTGTCAACTCAGGTTCCGCCAAAATCACTCGTGAACAGTTCCTCGATACTGCTCGCAAGATTGGTATGGATCTTGAAGGTGGCATGCCATTCTTCTTCCAGCAGTTCGGAGCCAATATTGATGGCTTCAAGCACGCTTTGGAAGCATTCAAGTTGGCTGGAGCAAAGGATGTCATCGGTCAGATGAACAATCCAGGTCGTATTCAAGCTGCGTATCAGCATGATGCTGGCGTTCCTGTTACTGCTTTTGAAATCGGTTCAGTTGACCGTAGCAAGAGCCGTACCGAACAAGGTTTCCAGAACCTCGTCGATTCAATCATTGACAACTTCCAGCGTGTTGTTCGCCTTCGCAAAGAAAGCAAACTGCTGGATGTCACCATTGCTGAATCCAAGAACTGGACACAGGAAAAGACACAAGCTGTACGTGATCAGTCCAAGCTTTTGATGGACATGAGCCGTCAATGGGCTAGCAACTGGGCTGGCGCTCAACAGCGTATTGTTGTCCTTCCTAATGGCAAGAAAGATATCCAGAACATCTGGGATCCAGTAAATGCCCCTTGTGGACGCTTTACAATGGTAGTAGAAGGTTCCGAAGTTGAAGTTGATCTCTGGTCAAACTCAGCCAAGGCTAACACTTCTGACACCACTGTCGGAGTAACATCCTCAACCAAATCAGACGATCTACCCTTCTGATTACAAGCAGTTTCTCCGTTCTGCTAAACAAAACGGAGGTTTACCCTATCTAACTTGCAGAGAAGGTATCCCGAATGGAGCAAGTTACGATACTCTAGTAAAGTCTGATTGAAAAAGTATCCGAGCAATAATAGATCAGATAGGCTGCGCTTGTCTTTAGTGAAGCGTCAGGATTGGTAGCGACCTGCTTACTATGTCTCGTCTGGTATATGCGAGCCACATGGCTACCAATATACCACCCCCTTGGGGCTAATGGTTACAAGTATTTGGTATAACGCATAATGCAAAAATCTAATCTTTAGATCACATTGTATATTATGGACATCTTGTCTTCGTGCAAAACCATTTCAGAGAGGTTCGATTCCTCTAAGCTCCGCCGAGTACTGCAGGTAACACATAACTAGGGACACTAAAGTGGAACCGTGGATTGATGTTGCACACTGTCATGTGTAATGTCTACTGTGACAGCAGTAGCCTGCGGGAAAGTCTTGTTTGCGGAAGCTGATCGGCAAATTTGTCAGCTGTATTCAACAATTTCGAGTTGAATGCGCATATCCACGTAAGACTCGTGGCGCAAACACCTTTCTAATAAAAAAAATTTAGTTCATACAAAACAGTTAAGATCGGTAACTCAGTAGGTATGGCGTCGGGCTGTACCTACTGGGTTGCTTTTATTTTTACAAATAGAACCTGGGGGGGCCCCGCGAAGCGGGGGGGGACCAGAATAAGAACCAGCGCAGCAGTCCTGATAAAGGGCTATTGAGTAAAAATTTATTTTTTACGAATAGGCCTAAGGCTGTGAGCAGGATTTCATATTATATGTCATTATAAGAAAATCATATAGAGAGTATATCAATATACTCGTTTGTTTTTCGCCGGCATATAACAATGAAACTCCCAAACTTATTCCAAAAAATATCATCATCTCACGTTGTAAACGCTGGATAACCTATGATATACTAGATCCCAGCAAGGAAATCCCACTCAGAAACTCATAAAGGAGTACAAGATGCCTAAGCAGCATCAATCATCTTCCATGAAGAAAGTCTTGAGAGAACTCGATAGACTAGGCTTCATAGTAGAACGTAAGAAGTCCGGGTCCTATAGTATCTACCCTCCCTCCACAATACTAGGGCCTATGTATACAACTCATGGTACGGAATCCGCACTCCATCCAATGAGAAGAGACTTCAAACGCCTGTACAACGTTGAGCTATCAGTGTAGGATTCACCTACTCACTGGGTAGTTGTGGTAGGGTTCAGGTGGTGTCCCTACTACAACTCCTGGTAAAATTGTTGGACAAACAAGTGATACCACCCCATCTCTAGGGGGAACCCATTATATTAGGGTATACTTACCCCCCTCTGCACATCAGGAAATCATATTATGATTACCTACTTACATAGTCTATACAAGAAAAAGATATTACTTATCTTATACTCTCTCTCTATATAACCAGATTAAAAAATTGTATTGCCGGCGATTTGCTAAAAATCGACCGGCTTTATCTTTATATCCCGAAAGGATAGATTATGTCCACACTCTGTATAGAGTATGTCAAACTTCCTTTGACAGGAAGGCAGACACCTATCATCATGCGTTTCTGCTCATGGGCATGTGCAGAACGCTACTCTCATTACGCCCGAGTTAATATCTCCTACTTTGAGGAGAATCATGAACTTCCATATAAAGTTCTATGTAACTACACACCCTGTGAAAATATTATTTTTCCCGCCGACAACTACTTATCTGAATAAGGAGCAACTATGTCACAAAACAATATGGTTAACTTTATTACACTGACCGACCCCGATGGGGACAAGGTCGAACTCAACCCCGCTTTCATCACTATGATGAGAAGGGATACCTACGAACCTGAAGAAGGCGTTGAAATCCCCATGACAGCTATTTATACTTCTTGGGGCTACAAAATGTTTTCTATGGAAACTCCAGAAGAAGTTGTCAAACTTCAAATGGACGGTATCCAGAATATGATGAAGTCCGTTATGAATACAACTTACAACATGTTCGAAAGCATGGATTCAGGCTTAGACATCGCAAGTTTACTTGAAGGAGACGAAGACGAATGATCACTCAAAAACTATCACTTGAACAAAAAACTTATTTCCAGGAAACCAAGGATCTTGTTGATACTTGGGCCCAAACCAACGAACCTGTTGCGTACTTTTATAACTCCCGTGCTACCTACTGGGGCCTAGCTCTGCAAGCAGGAATCATTACCAAGGTAATGTATGACTTTGCTGCTGAGCAATATGGCTCCCTCTGGTCGTACGTAGGAGACTAATAGTGCGCATTACTGGTTCAACTTTAGTCAGTAAAGTACACCGTAACCATTCTATGTTTCAAGACTATATTTCTGGGAAATCTATTATAAATATTTCCCGGAAGTATCGTCTAACATATGATCGTACTAGAACGATAATTAAGGAGCATAATATGAGACAATACTTTGTCGCGGATTTTGCTGATGACTTCGTCTTATACGAAGGAACTCTCCAAGACTGCGAACAAATGCTTGAAGAACAATATGGTGGTCTTATGATCGTGGGATACCGCGATCTTACACCAGCTATGCTCGATTCACTCAAGCAGTTTCGCAGTAAAAACAAAGAATAACTATGACACAAAATAACACCCATGTATGGGTCATTCTTAACGAGGATGATTATCGCTGCGTCAACTGCGATATCAGACACTCTCCCACCAGGGATAATCAAGAATGCTCATACTTAAAAACCCCTAAAACTAAGGAGGCATCCCATGCCTAGTATCAATACAAGCTATCATCTTAACACTGGGGAAATCCCAAAGATATCCATCGATACACACTACGTTATAGATAAAGATGGTATTGAGACTGAAAACTTAAATTTTCACGTCTTGAAGATTGAAACCATTCAAGGTGAATCTAACTACTTTCTTCGTACAGATGAACAGCTTAGCGAATTCATCAATAATCTAAAAGCACTCATCAGTCAAAGAGATAGAATCTCGGCACATAACTAATGAAGACATTCAATCTCTCATCTACTGATTCCATTGTTAACCAGGTTACCATTAGGAATACCTGCATACACTGTAATCAAACTAATGAAATAATTTTGGATGCGGTCGCTTTAGCCAACTGGCGTAATAAAGAACTCATTCAAAATGCTTTCCCTAACTTAGATTATCAACAACGAGAACTCATTCAAACTGGCATTCACCCTGAATGCTGGGACGAAATGTTCCCTGAAAAGGAGTAATATAATGCCTAATAAAACAGTATGTTTTATCTGCAACAAGCAACTCCAACAACAATGGCCTGAAGGCCTAAATACTGAACCTCACTATGACCCATGGGAAGACGTCAAAGAAGGCATTAGCTTTAAGCTTAATGCCGGATATGGTTCAGAACATGATGGCGACTATGGTCGTATTCTTATTTGCGACACCTGCTATGGTGCCCGCAAAGACAACGTAATCGACCTGAATAACTGGATTGAACAAAGTATGGAAGATATTGGTTCCGATGACCTTCAGGTTATCGACCCTATCTGATATACTGTAGTCCAATGCTTCCGTAGCTCAGCAGGATAGAGCATCGGACTTCTAATCCGCAGGTCGTACGTTCGAATCGTACCGGGAGCGCTTATGACAATCATACATCTAGACATAGCCGTTGAAAACGGCAAAGAAGTAAGACTAGGAGACATCCGTGAATGGATGAAAGAAGTAGACAAGTTTAACTTGCCTAATGATCATCCAGTCTACGACTGTGTCCTAGCTTTATACGTAGAAATACCACAGCATAACATCATTCCATCGGAATGTATGGAATGCCCTCCAGAACAAGCTAATCATGACGTACTGATTGTATCTCATGATTGCGTCAATCCACTTAACAATTTAGCCCAGGCATATGACCAGGCTATTGTATAAGAAAAAATATGAAATATTCAAATTTCATCACAACCAAATAACCCTATTATCAATCGTATGCTAGTCTTAGGATTAGCATCAAAAGAGTTAGTTAGTTTCCCGTGAGCTTTACTTGCCCCCCATATAAAGCTCGCAGTGAAAGTTTAGCCTCCTTTTAACTACACTGCTTTGGTTTCCAAGCGGGAACTAATTAGCATTATTCAGTTCATAAATAACAATGGACTGAAAGGAAAATTATGAATGACTTAACCCTTATGGAATCTGAAGCTGACATCTATAAAGCTGTCAACAAATTAATGGACTTTTCTAAAACCTTAACTGACACTGTTCACCTCTTAGACTTTTCAAGTCAAGAAGAACACTCAGACAATTTTAGAAACCAATTCTATGAAGTATTGTCATCCATAAATGCAGCTCAATTATCAACCATTAAATTATTTGAAATGCTCTGCATTGCCCATGGCAACCCTTTGAAAAAATCTTAAAAATGTTGTACATACAAATTTATACATGTTGAACCATTTACATACATAATATTATATAGGTTTGTAACCAACATGTTGCGTTATTGCATTATTATTACGTTTATTCTTTTTTTATGTTCATAAAATATATAACTTTATATATGAAAAAATGAGGTAATCATGACAAAGCAACACAACATACAGGCATATATTGATACCATAGTAGGAGGAACAGTTACAACTAAGTCGCTAGCTTTAGCAACCGGTTGTACCCTTCCTACTCTTTTAACATTTATCAGAAATAACTCTGATAGATTTAAAAAAGTCAAACATGGTACTTATCTAATACTATCTCCAGCTGTGTCTATTGACACTACTGAAGATATAAATCTACGTTGAAATTAGCACTTAGTCAATAAAAACGGTACTATATGTCTTATCGTCTAAATAAGACGGTAAGCAGGAGTGGCTGCGCATAAGCGGGCGGAACCCTTATGCCACTCATTGAAACCGATCCATTCTTACGGAGGTTAACATGTCAGATTATTTTATGACAAATGGTTTTAAGCAGGATTTCACTAATCTTCTTAAATCTATATTATTAATCTCCAACAGGCTCGAAGACTTAACGAACGAAGTTCGTGCTCTTCGGGAGCAGAATGCAGTGGATCCTAACAAGGAGAAAACCACTGAATAAACCATTGTTACACCACCAAATATGCTATACTAAGTACATGCCCCTCACGGGCACGGGATACTAATTCCCACATGTAGCAAGGCAACTTGTGAAATGAGGAAAAACTTACCGCTGCCATAACTAGGCATGTAGTCCTTGTTTCGCAACCTGCGATATACACTACTTGGAAATTCCGAGGAGTGCTTACCGAAAGGAGCGAACCAATGCAATTTAGGTTCATTAACATAATCAAGCAATTAAAGAATGATAAGACTACTCTTATTGTTTCTTTATGCGTTTTAGGTTTAATACTCGTAACTCTGTTGACATCTTGTGGCAACAAAGAGCAGAGTGTTCAACCACCAATAACAGTAACTGTCACTACAACTGTTCCAGTTGTTACAACGGTTCCTGTTCCTGAAACTACTTCAGCACCAACTACAACAATGCCTGATTTATCTGGCGTTGATTGGACAGCTCTCGCAAGAGAGCAACATGGCAAGTGTGGCGAATGGCACGATCTTGCTATCTCAGTTGGCTGGCCTGAAGAAGAGTGGAAACACCTTCAACAGGTTATCTATCGTGAGAGCAGATGTCAGGCTGACGCATGGAATGGTGCAGATGGAGGCCTTACCCAGATAAATCAGATCCACACTAAGTGGTTATCTGACATGGGTTGGTCTCATCCAAATGACATGTTTGACCCAGAAAAGAATCTTACCTTTGCTTTCCGCCTATGGGAAACCTCAGGCTGGAAGCCATGGAGATTCTCTGGATCAACCTTTGGTGATTGATCATGACTATCAATAAGATAGTCTCAATCATAACAGCAATATTATTATCTGCTGGTATTCTAATCACCAACACCAATACATCTAATGCCCAAGCCGTTCAGACTACTAATCCTCCAATTGACTTCTCTCAAGTTAATTGGACAGAATTAGCTAGACTTATTTATGGTAGATGTGGCGAGTATCACGACCTTGCTATCCAAGCAGGATGGCCAGAATCTCAGTGGCCTACACTGAGTAAAGTCATGTATCGTGAATCCCGCTGCAATACGCTATCCTTCAATAAGTCAGACCCTAATGGAGGTAGTCGTGGCCTTATCCAAATCAATGGATACTGGTGCAAAAAGAACAAATATAATCCTACTGGTTGGCTGCAAGCCAAATCCATTCTCAACACATGTGACGATCTATTTGATCCACTAACTAACCTGCGTGCAGGGTGGTCTATGTGGCAATATAGTCAGGAACATAATCGTTGCGGATGGAGACCATGGGCAACTAGATGTAAGTAAAATTTTTAACAAATAATTATACCCAACAAAGAGGGGAGCGAGTTCCGAAAGGAACCGCTCCTCTTTTTATTATTCATACAAAAAAAAACTAGAAGGGTTCTACAATATTATGTTTGCTTTCGTTATGATCTTAGCCTTTGCTTCTGCTGTAGTTGAGCTTACCTTTGCTTCCAAATTTCCAGTTTGGAGAAAAGCAGCTAAACGCAACAAAGCTATTAACCTTGCAATCTCAATTGCTCTTTCATTTGTCTTAGGTATTATGTTTGGTGCAGCTGGTCTTATCACCATGGCTGCTGCAATCATTTCTACCGTACTTGTTATTCCAGGTTATGCCTTTCTTGAATGGGCATATGATTCCCCACAAGCACAAGCTCGTGGAGGTAATCAACTGAAATATTTCTCAGACAAAACTAAGGTAGTTGTCTCTGACACTATCAAAATTATTTATAAAATTCTTAGAGTAATTACTTTCCCACTTTGGGGAAGTCGAATTGCTCGAGATAAGTATCGTAATTTCAAATTACGTACTCCACAAAACTAAATTTATTGTCCATACAAAAAAGTAGATAATTGCCTTAAGGAGGCCTTATGGAAGAAATCTATACACCAAAAGTCCGCTTACAAGCAGATGTCAATGGACCTCTGCGTGGTGGCGAACGTTACCAATTCGGCTTCTATGACGCTGGTACTCTGCGTCAATCTATAGACGGTATTGGGTTCGGGGGGTATAAAGTTTATACCATTCCCGTTCCCAATACTGAATTACAGTTCCAAAAAGTTTGTGATATGATTAATGATCCGAGCATCCAGTATGCTCTTGTTGACAAAGACAAAATTGTTTTTGTTGTCATCGAAAATTCTCCAGGATGGATGAGTTCAATTAATTCTATGGGCTATGAAGTTCATTCAGGCCCTAAGACCAATAAGAGACTCAAGTCATTTCATCGTCCAACTTTGTTGAACGCTCACTTTGATCATCTTAATATTAAGATTGTCAATCCTACTGATTATTCTCGATTTAACTTCATTGATCCCAATGATGACTGGGGCGTAGCCTCAGAATATCGTAACCCTGAAGTAGTCGAAAGACTTCTTGATGGCGGTTTCGTCATCAGTCGTCGACTTATTCAGGAATCTGTCAAAAATATTCCTTTCCATGTCCCTGATAATTCCTTAGAAGATCATGATTATTATTATGATCCTCGTCTTTATCAGAACATGGTTCAGGAACTTCTTAATTCTACCGTAGTTAATGCCCGCATTATCTACAAAGATGGGTTTCTTAAAGGCAATGCATTCGTAGCAGACTTGCCAGAAGGTATTGACGTTATCACATCTTCTACTAATATCAAGCAGGAGATTACATATCCTAATGGATTTCGCTTTCAAGCAGAACCTCAAGGACCTAAGTCTAGAGTCATCACCGATGACCAGACTGTCATCAATCTTCCTAAACTATTCCGTAAGAGCGACATGGAAATGTGGCTCCGCGAAGAGTACAAGAAGATGTTCGAGATGGCAACATCTGGAAATCTTCTTACCAACTGGAAGTACATCTATCAAAGACTATGGAGAGAAACAGATACTGCTGAAGATAATGAAGCAAGAGCACGCATGGCATATGTGGGCTATCGCTGGACTGCAGCAGGATTTAGTGTCACTCAATCTCCTTGGCTCTTTGAGACAATTTCTACTAGCCACGCTAAGCCTTTACAGAAAGCAATTATAGTTCCATGTTCAGTCTATGAACAGATTATTCCCGAAAGCCTTGCTCGCATGGCCGGACATGATCTGCTCATTGAAGAAGGAACTATTGTTCGTAGCAATCAACTTGGTTGCCACGTAGTCAATGATATTGACTGGCTAGAAATGTACGAAAGCCATGGTGGAATGGATGAGGACGACTTCTTCAAATTGTTCTATCGAACAATGCAAGGTGGAGAATACGACACCGAGAAAGTAGTCATCGTCGCCCGTTCTCCAAATGGCTATGGCGAGTATTCCGTCTTCCGCTATGTTGAAGGCTCTTGGGCCCCAACATGGCATATGGCAGATGGCACTCCAGTTATGTTTCCTGAAGTAAATGGCAGATCATGGCCTAAGCGATTAAGCGAAGTAATTGCCGCAGGAAAAGTAATCCATAAGGGATTGCCTTCTGAGTCTCTTCCCAAGCCTAAGCGTTCCGGTCCATATACTCAATCTGATGTCATTCGTGATATCAAGATTGCTATGACAGGTGGAAACGTTGGTGGATTTGTTAATGCAGCAATGGCTCATAGTATGGTGATTTCTAAGCACCGTCCAGAACAACTATGTACATTGGAAACCGCAATTGACAAGTGCATCAACCCTGATGACACAGCTGATGTTATGGCTATCGATGAAGAAGCTAGATTAATGATGCGTGAAGTTATTAGTTCAGGCAAACCCATTGATCAAGACTTCTGGTATTCCCGCGGAATGAAACGTTTTCTTAAGCGTGGCGAAACTGTTGAACTTTACGATGGTAAAATTAGTCAATTATATACATTATGTAATGACTACTTTAATCGTTACGTAAACAGCATTCGTCAATGGTCACAGCAGAATGCTCGACCTGACGATATCGTTCACCAACTTGGTGCTCGTTTACGTCATCAAGCTTATCCAGTTCTGCGTCAATTCCGCATGGACCTATACAATACCAACTCCACTGAAGTAACAAAGAGTTCTGGAGCTATCCAGCGTAACTCTTGGGAAAACTTATACGTAGGAATTGCAGACAAAATTACTTCATATGAACGCATCCTTGATTCATATGATTTTGTTATTGCTCTCTATTCCGAATCAATTAAGAATCCCACTTCATCTGGAAAGATTACTGATCAAATCGTAATGAACAGATTCGTATTTCCGTATCTTGAAGAAGCTCTTCAATATTATGGATTAGCCGCATCTGTCAAACGTGAATTGAACAATAATCGTTTACGTATTGTTAACGAACGTGTTACTAGTTGGATCTGGCAGGATTCTTCTGGCGAAGACGTAGAGTATACTGATCCACTTGCTTTCCAAGCAGCGCACGCAGAGGACTCTCCGATCATCTTCGTCAGTGCAAAACCTGCTCCAAGAAAACTTACACAATCGTTATACTGATTCATACAAAATCGTAGGGGGGTCGGCCCTATCCGGCCCCCCTACACTTTCAAGAAAGCCCTTATGCCCATGAACTTTGAAAATTATATACCTACTAACTTTGATCATGATAAAATGAACGCTTTTAAATTTCTATATCTCTATCGTAGAAAACAAGCTATTCTTGTAGATCTTTTAAAAGTTTGTGACTTAACAAATCTTCAAGATCTTCAAAATAAAAAACCATTCATTAGATCTTATCAATACATCCAGCAAGAAACTGGTATGTCTGATGAAGAATTAAGCGAATCTATATCTATTGGTCTCTGGATTGATGAATACATCACATTGTCTCAAATGTCTGAAGAAGAATTTATTAAAGCTACTTCAGAATTAGAAGCTGATTATGATATTCCTGAAGATCTTACTGAAGATCTTCGGGAGCTTCATGACCAAATTTCTGAAATGCTCCAACATAAAAATCAAGATAAAGAAATCTTTGAGGAAATTGTAAATGAAAATTTTAACAGTAAAGAAGAATGGCCAAACGGCTTCCCTCCGTACTCGTAACAGGATTAATGATAATGGTCCTGATTTCGAGTTTATTGAAAATCCAAATCGACCGGGATCCATTCTATTAAAAAGCCTTAAAACAAATTGGCTTGGATGGCTACCCGAAAATGAAATTATTATATTAAAACAACAGGAAGTCTTATGACCAACACTATTGATCTCATCAATGTCGAATCTTTCTTGCCAATGCGCTCTTCCTATATTTTCAATATAGTTACTGAAGTTCCACGAAATGAAACTATTATTAACAAAATTGGAAAGCTAACAGGCAAGATTGTAAGATTCTTTCGTAAGCCCCAGACTAGAGCTACAGCTATGCTTAGCTATTGGGGCGTAGAAACAGTTCTATTCTCAATCATTATGTTAACTGCTTCATCATCTATTGTTTTCGCTAGTGCATTATTCCTATATCTTTATGGAACATATGCCCTATTCTCAGCTATCAATGTTTTAACAAAGTAACACTATGACTTATATACTGCAAGATATCAAAGATATATCCCCAATCATTGATGAAGAACTTCTTGTTCTTCGATCTACATTGGAAGAAAATGTTTCTCACGATTATCCTTATCGTCCAATGATTACATTTTTTGGTTACCCTGACAAAAGACAATGTGCTGTTGTTCCTGTTCCACAGATTGAGTTCTCAGATACATTAGCCAGAATTGCTGAAGCACTATATTTATATTCAGCCCTTAATTCTACTTATGCTATTGTTTCGCTTTCATCTGAACTTTATGATGAAAATGAAAATAAAACATCAGACTGCATAAACGTTTTTCTTCTCGAAGAAAATAGTGCTCACATGATTAACATGCCCTATACTGCCTCTGGTAAAAATGTAACCTGGTTATATGAAAAATTCAGTTCTGTTAACGTAGCTAATCACGAATTTGAAGGTATTTCGAAAGAAATGATTAACATGTTTTACATGTTTACCCATTTAGAAGATCCTTTATATACTGTTCAAGAATTATTATCTTTCCTTGGAATTAATGGTGCAGGCATTCATGCATTCCCTGGTCTTAATGTTTCCTATTTTGCTACGAGTCACTCATGAAAAATAAAATTAAACAAGATTATACCGCTATTGTTCAATGCGGTTCTATTAAATATAAAAAAAGCCATTACATAAAAGCTACCATATCTTCAGATTCTCAATTTGAAGATAGACTAGAAAAACTTATGTCTTGCGAACATCCTGAAATTAGTATAGAATACGTATAGTACATTTGAAAGGAGGGCTACATGATATCCTTAAGACCTTATCAGCAAGAAGCATTACAATCAATTAATGATTTTTCCGAAAAAGGAATTAATAAACAACTTGTAGTCCTCCCTACAGGTGCAGGTAAAACTGTTATATTTTCTCACCTTCCTCAGTTCAAACAAAACAGTCTTCCTATGCTTGTTTTGGCACACCGTGCAGAACTGCTTTATCAAGCTAAAGAAAAGATTAGCTGGTCTAATCCTGAGCTTGATATTCAAATAGAACAAGCAGATAACGTAGCAGGATACTGCGATGTTGTCGTAGCCTCAGTCCCAACTTTGGGACGAGCTGAATCAGAACGTATTCTAAAATATCCCAAAGATTATTTTAAATCTATAGTTATTGATGAAGCCCACCATGCTGCTGCTCCTACATACCGGCGCATTCTAGATTACTTTAATGCACCATTTGTTTTAGGCGTAACAGCTACTCCTCAAAGGTCTGACAATACTCGTTTGACAGATGTCTTTGATGAGATAGTATATTATAAAACAATACAAGATCTTATCGAGGATGGTTACTTATGTTCTTTAGTCGGTTATCGAATCAAGACAAATACAGACATATCTGGAGTTGCGACAAATGAAGGCGATTACGTTGCATCTCAGCTGGAAGATGCTATTGATACCCCTGAGCGTAATGCTCACATTGTTGCTGCTTATAATAGTCTGGTTCCAGAATCCAAAGCAATTGTATTCTGCGCGGGTATCAAACACGCGAACAACCTGGCCACATCCTTTGCGTCCTCGCAAATAAACACGGAGGTTATCTTAGGTGCTACTGACTCAGATGCTCGTAGAGATATTTTGGCGCGCTTCCGCAGCGGTGAAACGCGAGTTCTCATCAATGTTGGCGTACTTACGGAAGGGTTCGACGAACCGACCGTAGAAACTATTATTCTAGCAAGACCAACTAGATCTACTCTGCTCTATACGCAGATTGTTGGTCGAGGTACTAGACTTCACGAAGGGAAGCCACATTGTACTGTCCTAGACTTTGCAGATACCACAAAAGGAAAGAAGCCTATTGGCCTTCCTTCTCTTCTAGGTCTTCCTCCCGAATTCGATTTACAGGGACAAGATCTAATTGAGGTAGCTAAAAAATACAAGGAGCTCGAGGACTATTGTCCAGGCGAAGCCGTTCGTGTATTAGACCCTAATGATATAGAGTTAGCTTACAAGAGAATTAATCTCTTTATGCCACCCCCTCCAAATGAATTTGTTCAACAATATTCTAGATTTGTGTGGGCTGAAGTTGCTGAAAACGACTTCCACCTTGGTGTAGATAATTATAATTCATTCAGAATTTATACAGATACACTTGGTCGGTGGGTTGCCGAGCATCGTCAACGCACCCTAGATGGACTTCAAGTAAAACTTTTAGGACATCCTGAAGATATGCGCGATGCATTTGTCCGTAGTGACAAGTGGATCATCGCTAAGTTTGATACAAATCTTATTGAATCAGACGCTGCCTGGCGCGCGGATGGACCAACTGACGCTCAAAGAAAACTTCTAAAGCGTATCGGTGTACCTGTTACATCCGATATGACTAAGGGAACTGCTAGTCAAATCATTAGCAAATACTATGAAGCTAATCCTCGGCCAGCGTGGCTAGATAAAAGAATAAAAACCACTCGTTCTAAGTGGTAATTTGATATACTCTTTATCTTATGTCAATTACTTACAGTTCCGCTAAGTACTCTTCAGTTCATCCTAAAATAACTCCAGAGTATTACAAAGCTTTACCTACTCATGATCCTCTAGTTAAAGCTTTATACATATCATGTGATAATAGCTATGAGCCATATGCTATTACTGATACTCCTGATAATATTATTCAGTTAGTATTTCAAGATAAGCAAGTTAGGATACTTAATCCTAATCCTTATTACCATATTTATTTTAGTTCTCTTCAACAGACTAACATAAAAAAATTTAATTATACCGCCTCCACATTACTTCGTGCTAGTTACCTCACTTCCCTAGGAATTGTCACTACCGATGCAATATATGGAGACGTTCTTATTTTCGGCTCTTATAACTACAAGCTTCATCTAATTGATGAAGAAGATCATTCTGTCCCTTACGAAATAGTTGAACAGGTATTAAGAATAGATTTTTCTAAATCTAACTCTTAAGAAAATTATCTGAAATTATATAATAAATATTATTTACAATAGAATATACAAAGACGTAAGGGGTGAGACAAAACAACAACAAAATAGAAGGTTAAAATTATGTCATTAGCAATAGTCATTGGTTCAGAACCAGAACATATTACAAATATCGAAGATACTGTAAGTATTCTAAAGTTTACCAAAACTCTTGTATCCGAAGGATCATTGAATCTCCCTAACGTATACATGAATGATTCTCCAGCAGAATTTAATTCTGAACATCTTTCAAAAATTATTGATTGGTACACCGGAATTTATACACTACTTACTGATCCCTCAGCTTTAATGAGTGATCAAGAAGATGATGAACAGCATCAAGCCCAGGTGGCGGAATAGGCAGACGCGGGGGGCTTAAACCCCCCTTCCTTACCAAAGGAGTATGGGTTCAAGTCCCATCTTGGGCACCAGGATGGCTCAGAGTTCTTACCCCTTTCTGACTCTGGGTCATCCGCTTTTTAAAACAACAACAACGAGGTACTATGAACGATAATGATAATCCAAATCTAACCTTAATCGTTAACGAAGATTATTCTTCTGACTCTCAAGATCAAAAGGATATCCCTGCTTTTGATCTAAATGCTTATCTAGATGAGCATCCGCATCTTGCAAATTATATTGTTGCATTTGGTCAGCTAATGATTAATACTGTTGCAAATATGCAAACTCTTCGTCTTTCAGATTTTCGGCACTACGTTAAAACATACTTACATTCAAGCAGCGTAAGTGACCCCTACACGGCTGATTCTATTGATACTCTTCGTTGGCTTTTTGCTACAGTCGCTGGTAAAGAACAAGAAAATTTACCTGAAATTCTTTTATCAGAATCTTTACAATACAAAAATGCAATACTTTCACATAACTTGTATGCCCGATGAACAAAAAACAATTTGATGATCTATCAGAAGACGAACGATTAGTTCTTATCGAAAAAGCTTTTCTCTATTTGTGTGAAGATAACTCTGTACCCTATGGTATTCAAACTGGCGACGATGGTTGCTGGGACGAATACCTTCCCGCAATTGAACTAGCTACTGATTGGTATGAAAATGAATAAAGAAACTATTAAAGTAGTTACAGATTTAGTTGATAAAGCTCTTAATGAAATTTCTGGTAGAGAGATTGTCTCTACCGCAGAAATGACTGATCTATTACTTGATATTAGATTACACATTATGCTCGACCAAGAATTAACTACTCCAAGTTATTTATAACTATAAAATTTAATAATAATTTTTAGGATTAATTCCATACAGAGATATGAAATCCAATCTCCAGACTTAGAAGATAAAGAGCTGCCAATGCAGAACGATGCTGACTACCAGGATATAGAAGATGTTCCAGATGAAGAACCAATCTGGGATGGCGGACCGCTAGCAGGCGTTGTAAAGGCCTGGAAAGTGCAATATGGGGATATCTATGTAACTTCGATTACATATGATAAGCATGTTGTCTGGCGAGTTCTCAATAGATCAGAGTATAAGCAAATTGTCAAGAAGATGGAACAGCTAGTCCAAGCTGGACAATTGACCACAGCCGAAGCTAATCTTTGGAATGAAGAAACTATAGCTGAGCTATGCATGCTATATCCAAAATTCGATAAGAATAATTCCGTCAATACTATGGCCGGACTTCCTTCACTAATCGCTCAAGAAGTATTAGAAGCTTCAGGCTTCGTAGCCTTAGAGGTAAGACAGCTGTAATTTATGATAAACCCAGAGTTAGTATATCAATCTATTAATATATAGGATTAGGGCAGGGGTGGGTTGATAAAATAAACCTCCATGCAGTAACTAACGTCAAGTGAAGTGGCCCTATTAAGGCGTGACAATCGGAGAGACGATATGGGGCGTTAGCTCAGTTGGTTAGAGCAAGGCACTCATAATGCCTGGGTCGGGGGTTCAAGTCCCTCACGCCCCACTGGGCATTAATATGAAACCCTAAAAATAAGAATGGTTAAATCAACTACGGACACATATCATTCGTATCATGTTAATGCCCACCCTTCAAGGAGACGAAAATGTCACTCGCAAAATTTAGAAAAATCTTTAAAGGCAATGCAGAAGTTACTAAACCTAACCCTCCAAAGCCGACTGAGTCTAAGCCTCAGGACAATAAAGACGACACTAAAGATACGCCATACACTAAGTAGTCTATCCTTGAAGCCATTGGGTGCTTGTCGTAAAGTAATTATTTTTTATAATCAGATTCCATTTGTGGTGAGTGTTATAAGAAGTAAAAACCTGCAGACAATACAATTCAATGGCTTAACGCCGGGTTAGCTCAGTGGTAGAGCAACGCACTTGTAATGCGTAGGTCCTCAGTTCAATCCTGAGATCCGGCTCTAGTAGTAGCTAATATCCCCAAACCATTGGGGGAACGAAAAATCGTGTATAATGTTAGTGGACCCATATCTCCAACACGACTACTACTTTTATCTTGAAAGGATAAATACAAAATGAAAAAAATTATTATAGCCACATCTATTTTATTAACACTTACAGCTTGCGGCAGCAAGACTGTATACGTCACCAGCACTGAAGCGCCTGAGACAACAGTCAAGGTTGTCAAGACAACTGACGCACCAATTGCCACCTCACCAATGGACACTTATGCTCCGCCAGTCACATGGACAGACGAAGACGAGTTCATTGCAGACATCTACAATGAAAACACTGGTCCCATCTACCTTGAAGACCAAGACCTGATTGACACAGGATATGCGGTTTGCGATGGTTTGCGCAGCGGCATGACTGGCTACGATGCACTTGACGCAATTGTCTCATCATCTGAAGGTGATGCTGCAGTAGAGGAACTGCTTATTAATGTTACAGCATCCGCCGTCATTAACTTTTGTCCCGAACAAGAATATAAATTTAATGAATGAGAGATTTTGCAATGACCACTAGAGATACTTATGACATTTTGTCTTATGAACAAGAGCAAAACCAGCCCGTAACTGGAATAAACATTCAAATCAATACCTTAATTGATGCAATGGTTGATGCTGAAAAATGCTTGTTCCACAATAGTGACTCTAATTTAATGCCCGTCAATGATTCAATTTTGAATATAGACATTAAAGCTCAACACCCTACGGGATAGTTAAGAGTTACTTATGAATACTCTTAAAAGAATCTTTCCCATTATTCAGTTTATAGGAACTTTATTGTTGTTTTGGGTGGGATTGTACTTGTTTTTTTATCTGACAAACATAGATACATTGGATGGAAAAGGCCACCCCAAACCCCCTATCTGGGGCTGGTTGTCGCCAACAACTTTTACTGTTTGTTTTTTGATTCAATGTATCATAGAAGAAACCCTCAAAAAACGTCGCGAAAAAAAAACCATTGATAAGGATTATTTATGAGTACTCATAAAAAATGGTGGACTTATACAGAAAAGGAAGCCGACCATTTTGGTGCATTGACGGGATATCCTCGTCCCTTCTACGACATAAAAGGTGAACATTATTGGTGGAAATGGCTCCGCATTAAAGTTGTTAATTTTGTATGGATTATAGCATACTTGTTAATTTTTTCACTTTTTTTAAAACTTTTTTTCTCTGCTTGGGAAAATTACTGGTTACGTCCATTACTCCATATTTCTCTAGTTCTATTCGTAGTCTATTTTATATACATTAAATCTTATGAATTTTTCAGAGACCGTGACCTTGAAAAATCTTGGGATAAAGGTAACACTAAAAACCTTTCTGCCTATTATGACGAAATAGAAAATTCAATTCTTTGGTACAAATTTAAATTATTTCTTGCAAAAAGAAAACAAAAAACTAAAGGATAATTATATGAATCCACTTTTAGATATCTTTAATTCTTTTTCTTCAGAATATACTAAAACAAATGGATGGGATAGTCCCGCTTCCGTTTGGTTCTGGGATTATGATTCTTCTCAATGGAATTCTATTGAAGAATCTTATCAGGACCCATATGATTTAATCCCAACGCTCGTCGTCCACGGCTACCATGGTGCAGCTATGTTTGTAGTCCATGGATGGGCAGCTCCCTATAGTGAATATGAATATGATGAATATGGAGAACCCACTCGTCCATCTAAGCATCCTGAGAGAATGCGAGTTCGTTCTTTCACTTATCTCAGTGGTGAAAATATTTTAAATTCATATCAGATTATGGGCAAACCTATTGAAGAAGTTGAAGCTGAACCCGAAGGTGCTATTATTGATAGCATCATTGTTGCCATCCACAAAATGAAAAAATACTTAGCTAAGGAAGTTTACAGTGAACAAGATTGATTCTATTTTAAATAAAATTCTTTATGCCGTTGCTGTTTTATTTTTTCTTATAGCAGCTATTATACTTTTAACTGGCTGCGCAGTTACTCAAAGTGATACAACTACTACCTTGAAACCTATGCGCCCCACCAATGTTACTGTAGTTATTACTGATCCACAAATTATTCCATCATTTTCTGGAACAGTCAATAATACTTATATTCAAACTGTTGAGTTTTTTTATCAGGGAACTCCACCAGTTTCTGATCAAGTTATTATGGAATTCGGTGAGCAGTGGTGTGATCTATTGATAGATGGCATGCAGCCCGATGATGTTATTAGCAGAATCCATGAAGGCGCCATTGATAACGACGATGCTCGTATGCACTTTTCAATTGTAAATGCTGCTATACTAGAGCTTTGTCCCAGCCAATCCCATAAGTCTGAAGAGATCGCACTTAGATCTTTTCTTCCCGGAGAATAATAATGATTATTGATTTAGCTAATGATGATCCTATGATCTTAGATAAGAATCGATCTGGATTTTTATTTGATCAAAAAGGATTAGCTCATTTTTTTGATAATCTCGACTATGCAGAAGATAACGCAGAGTGGCCTGAACATACTGGACCCTTTTATCTTTTGTATTCTAATAACTCAAATTCAGTTCCCACTATGATGGGAATTGAAATCTCTGATGTTCAATCTATTACATTCAATCGAATACGTGGGCTAGAAGAAATCTAAACTCTTCTAGCCCCTGTCGTCTACCGGTTAAGACAACACTCTTATAAAGTGTTTAACGGAGTTCAACTCTCCGCGGGGGTACTATGGATCCACTTCAATACTTTGATGAAGAATACTCTTCTATCAATTCCTCTATTAATAATGTAACTTCAATAGTTATTCAGTGTAATGACAATGTCTCTGAAATATTGAAAATACAAAAAAGACTCCAATCAATATCTAACAATAAAAACATAGACTCTAAGCAGCTAAAAGAAATTTTAGATATCATATCCTCACTAGCTCAATTGTCTGGCACACTTTTGGAGTGCACTCAAAGCATTAAGTCAAAGATTACCTTTGACGCTAATGAATAATTTGCAGACAATCTTTATGAAAGAAATCTATTCCTATGACTTACCTCAGTAATGATAGCGACCTATTTGAATACGATCCTGAAGAAGATATTTCTTCTCCAGATTTAGAAGAAATTAAAGATCATAGCAATAAGCAAAAATCAACTGTTGATGATTTTCTTTCTCAACACAAAGATCTACTAAGCGTACTACAAACTTCTTCTGAAAACTTATTAGATGAAAATAAGATTCGTTTAGCTACAGGTCTTCATGGAGCTACTTCTCGTTTCTTTACTAAGATACAATCTCCAACTTTTGACAAATCAGTTTCAGTTGTTCTAGATAAATTATCTAATGGAGATTTCTCTTTAATAAATACTTATTATAGAACAGAAGCTTTAATTATTCAGAGGCTTTTATTCATTAGTCTTATGGATAATATTCTTGGATATAACCCAGATAAAGAAGACCAATCTTTTTCTATAAAGAATCTTCTTGAAGCACTAGAGTTTGAAAATGTTGACGATCACATTAAGATATTTTACCACACATCTCTTAATATCTGTCATCATTCTTTGACAATTGATAGAGCTATTTACCAACAACTTGGTAACCGTTTAGGAATGGATCTTAATCCAGACCTTATTGATCCTTCATATGTTATTGACATTACCAATTTAAATAATCCAGTCATCAATGACTACGCAGATAAAGCTTATGGCTCAATCCTGGCCACCATTTCACAAGAGGGTCTTCTTGAGACTCTTAAAGAAACTTTTGGTGCGCAGATAGGTTTGTATTCTAATGAAAAATAAATTCTTTAAAAAGATACCCAAACTATTTTGGACAGTGTCTAGTCTTGCTGCCATAGCTGCAATTAATTACACTCTCATACCTACTCCGTTTATCTTCATTGCTCTTGCAGTTCTTCTAGTGCATGAGCTAGCTCATTACTTTATGGCTAAAAAATTAGGAGCAGAAGTTACTCTTCCTGTTTTTATTCCTTTACCTTTTATAGCTATAGCGTTTACCAAAGTTAAAGGTTTATCCAATAAATCAAAAATGAAAGTTGCATTGATGGGACCTGTTACTGGTTTCATCACAGCTTTCCTTCTTGTTATTCTTAATTTTATATTTAAAGTAGTTTCACCTCTAGCTTTGATTGCTCTAGCTCTAGGTGAAATATTATTTAACTTTATTGGTAATGACGGTAAAAAATATCGTTCCGCAAAGAAGGACATTATGTTATGCACCTGTTAATTTTGCCATTTATCCTAGCTGGTTTATCTGCGAAAATATTTAATAAAAAATTAAATAAAAACTCGCATCAAGAAAACTCACAAAAACAGTTAGATATTATTATCTCTAGTTTGTTCACTCATATTACACCGACTGATTTTGGAGATTTCAAAAATGACAAGAAAGATAAAACGTCAACAGAAAAAACAGCAGTTGCAGTTAAAAATTAATTCTTTTCTTGAAGATTCTTATTTTGATATCCAAGGCTTATCTCCCGGATCCCTTGGCTCAACTATGGACGAACAATATCTAGCTAGAGTTCTTACAAAAATGGCGATAGGATCTGCCACAGTTTGGTGGTCTATATTAGAAGTTAAAGATTTTCTTGTACTTCGTAAAAAATCTAAAGGATTAAAAAATGACTTATCCTGAAAGCGTTCCGCCTTCATCCAAGATTACAATGGATACTTTTAATTTTTCTTTTTCGCTCGTAGATAAAGCTCGTGAAGATATACAATCTGATTATGATTCTTTATCTGAACGCATTGAGGCTATTGTTGAATCTGAAAAATTTTACGTAAATAATTATCCTGTTCTTAAACAGATTATTATGATTGGTGCTAAAAAAAATGATCTCAAAAAGCTATCAAAAGCTCTTGCTCGATTATCAGAACTAGTTGAAATACATTCCCAACTAGAAAACAAACTAGGTGTTATTAACACCTTATCTAATCAGCCTCACTGGTTCACTTCTACCTTTGGTGATTTCTCTAAAGAAATCGATGCCAGCATTGAAGATATATTCAAAGACTTAGAAGATTAAATTTATTATATTCGAATAGGATTTTAATTAATATGAAAAATGTTAACTATGCATTTACCACTGACCAAGGCAATCTTGTATTTCGCTCTAGTGTTAATTCTTTTGGCTTAGACCATGTAACAGATAAAGACATTGCATCATTCTATACTACATTTTCTCAATCAGCTTATTTTGATACTGGCCTGTTGCCCGTAGATGGCACTGGACTGTTGTCAATTAGAACAGCTGGCAATCATACTCAAATTGCTTACCAGTATGCTCCAGGTAAATACTATATTAACTGGGGTTCTTTTGAGGGAGATCGAGATGCTAAAAAGTATTACGTTGCTCAACCTTATCGAATCGTTGTAGCTGATCTACTTAATGGCAATATATATGGCGCTAGAACTTATTACAGCTTAACACCTATTACTCATCCCCAGACTCCTCTTTATCACGTTAATCTCCCTAACATTAACTGCAAAGGTTACAGAGGCAATAGTGTTGGATGGATTTGCTTATATCATAACGAAGATGTATCTCACTATCCATTTAACGAAAAACTTATTAAAGTATTAGATCGATGCTCCGGCACAGAAGCTTATAACGATCAGAATATGAGTGAGACTGATGGTCCTCGTTTATATCGTGACCATTCAAAGCCTGAATACTTGACTAATCCACAAATGTGGGAAGATAAATCTGACGAAGAGAATTTTGAATGGACATTAGATCCCGATCTTTGGATTCCTATCTTAGTCAAAGATAAAGATAATCAAGACATGCATTACTCTGACGGCCAACCTCTGACATTTGCTGATGCTATCATAGGTAATTACAAGTGTTATTACCATGATGATCTAATACCTAAGCCTGTCAATCGTATTGCTAGATCAGATTATTCTTTAGATTCTAATTTAGTTTTTCAATGGTTTACCAAATCTTATAATGAATCTTCTAAATCCCAATTATCCATTGATCCATACTCCAGTAGTTTATCAGTTAAAGAAAATCTTTCTTTAGCACCTCCTGCTTTTCCTGTCAACCAAGATGACGAACAGCCATTTGAGGATGATGAAAATTCATGGTATTGCGAATGCTGTAGTGAAACTTATTCTGAACAAAACGAAACTCCACATGTTACTTATAACTCATCTTATATTTGTCAAGATTGTTTAGAAGAGCATTTTTCATTAGCCAAAAATACTGGATGTTATCATGACAATGATAGTCTTACATGGCTTAATCGCAGCGAAGTATATGTATATGCCGATTCTTTAGTTCATTTTGCAGATTATAAGTATTGTGTAAGTTGTGGCGATGGAATGTATTCTGATCATGATGATTTTTATACCTTCATGCTGAGCAGTCCTGACGATTCTAATATATGTCAACAATGTATTACTGCATTAGCTAACCATTCCCAAGAACCTTTTTGATTAATCAAAGACCTAGAAATTATTATAATAGGAGAAAAAATGTCTGAACAAATTTCTTTTGACGACCTTCCAGTTATCTGGATGGAAGACAGCCTGCCATGCTTTATTGCTGATCGCGCTGACATCTGTGATATTGTAGAATCTTTTGGATTCAATATATACTACCTTTTGGCTAATCAAGCCAAGGAAGTTAAGCCAGCAACTCCCCCTGCTAATACTACCTACAATAAACCCACCTCTGCTGCACTAGCTGTCGCTCCTCCTACCTTCGTGAGAAACTCTCAGATTTATCGCGTTGTTAATAACTTTGTTGGAAGAACAGTTTCTGTATGTGCTCCTGCTTTTCCTGAGGCATTTGCTGACGTTGAAGAAGAAGCTACATATTCAATGCCTGCCATTCCCAATATTCTAATCGATAAGCTAGATCAATTCTTTAGACTCGTTGATGCTCAACATGGATCTGAATCTATTGTTATGCTCACTTATGACACCACTAAAGAAGGCCCAGAAGGATGGGGCATTCTTGTTCCCGACCAGACCAATACTGCCGTTCATTGCAACTATGATCCTGACAGCATTGCTCAGGTTAAGCCTGATGACGTAATGATTGTTGGATCTGTTCACAGCCATCCAGGAATGTCTGCTTATGCTTCTGGTACAGATCATGCTGATCAAGCAGACTTTGATGGAATTCACATTACCTTTGGCTGGCAGAAATCAGTTAATAACGGAGCCACTCAATATTATGCAGAGCTTCAGATGGCTGGCAAAGCCTATAAGCTTGATATCGAGGATGTCTTTGAAGATTACACTATTGATAAAGCTCCTGATCCTGAAGTAGTAGCTTGGACCGATAAAGTAAAAAAAGTCAGCCCCCCCAAAGCGGGGGGTTCGGTTACGGTCAGTACTGGGGCGCCGTATCAAACCCCACGCCCAAGTACAACTCAACAGAATCAAGCGTCTACGGTAGCTGGTACAGCGAATAAAAACAAGTATTGCATAGACTATCCTTCTCATATTCAAAATATAACAAAAGAAGTTTTAGATCTAGACGGCGATAGCATACTAATTTGCGAAGTAGTTCCCAATCATGAAAACAAGACTTACAATTGTCCGGGTTGCTTTTCCATTATTCCTAAGCATGATGTCTATGCTAATAGTTGTTGCACTTTTTGTGACATACCCTTATCTGAACAAGACACCCAAGCAGACCAAATAATCTGGGACATGTTCCAGTATTGTAATGATAGAAATATTCTTACTAATGTTTCTCTCTATCTACTAACTGCTGATACTGATAATAATCCTATGTTACTCAGACTTACTCCAGACACAATGGATGTTTACTCTGAATCTTGTTGGATTGATATGGATCAGCAAGTTGATATAGATCAGCATGTTGCAGATATTAACACTAAGCAAACTCTTTGCTGTAACATGAATCCTGAAAATTGCATGTGCCCTCAACAGGTTCTTACTTATGATTCTTTAGATTTTGATCATTTCCTGGGCAAAGAATCTATTTATGCTCCCAATGCAGCTTGTGAGATGTGCAATTTTTATTACGATACAACTTGCCCTCAATATGCTAAGGCTATTGTAGAGTTTAAGTCAAGTAACGATCTTTCAGGCATCAAAGATAAATATATAGATTCCATTGACGGAGTTGATTGCAATCTATTTACTGAATACACTTTTTCTACACACGAGGAAACATATAATTCATGAACTCACAACCTAAGCGTTTTGTACTAGTTGGAGCAGGCGGCATTGGCACCTGGCTTGCAGCTGGTCTAGTTAGACTTCTTGAATGGAAGTTTCCTGGATCAGCTCTTATCATCGTCGACGGTGATACCTATGAGGAAAAGAATAAAGAACGTCAAGACTTTACTAAGCTTGGCAACAAAGCCGTAGTAAAGGCTACTGAACTTGTTCCCCAATTTCCCAAAACTACAATTATACCTGTAGCAAAATGGGTAGTAGCCGATGACTACTCCGGCGTTACTGACGATGAAAGTCCTAAGATTACAGCTTCTCAACTTATACGTGAAGATGATGTAGTCTTTGCTGTCGTTGACAACTTTGCTGCACGAAAGATTCTTTTTGATGCCGCGTCTAAACTCAATAATATTGATGTTTTTACCGGCGGAAATGATGATGATTTATTTGGTTCCATTTATCATTATCAAAAAAGAGATGGCCATGAAGTAACTGTTCATCCAGCTGAATTTCATCCAGAGTATCATAATCCTCCCGATAAAAATCCTGGTGAGCTATCTTGCCAAGAGCGTTCTGAGATATCAGGAGGAACTCAGTTGCTCGCTACTAATATGGCTGTTTCAGCCTATATTCTAGGACGAGTTCAGAAAACAATCGTGTCCAATCAAAGTCCTGAAGAAACAGAGATTTTCTTTGATCTTGGTCTCGGCAAGTCCGAACCTTATAATAGAACCACATCAGCTCTCAATCAACCAATCACAATATAGTTAGGAGAATATCATGGAAGCAAATAACGCATCAGGCGCTCAGCCGAATCGTTCAACTGGTATGGCGAATATTCGCTATGGAGTTTACAACCAACCCAGCAATATTGCTGGAAAATCTATTCGCGAAGTTCGTGAACAGTTTAGCAAAATTTGGGGCATTCCCTCTGACGCAGTTGCTTACTGTGGCAAAGACAAGCTCGACGAAAACGCGGTTATTCAACCAGGTCAGAACGTAGAGTTCCATCGCCGTGCAGGCGAAAAAGGTTAATTAACCCTTATTCGGGGGAGGGTGCTTTGGGGCATCCTCCCCCATATTTTTTTTATAAAACCTACAGTTAGTTTGACGGTGAAAAAATTATGTTTGACAAAATTAAATTAGGTTATCCTAATATCTGGATCAAGAATTCTGATTCTTCCAGAATTATAGATATCATTACTTCTACTCTTCCTAGAGATTTTTATACTATTGATTTCATATCTGGATTCTCTTTGTATACCAACAATGCCTGGAAGAGTGTATTGGTAGAAAATCCAGCTTTTGAATTAACTGGTGAAGATCAGTATATTTCTACTTTTGATCCTCAAGTTTCACTTGATTATTTACTCAATAATCCTGACCGTCCTAAAAATCCTACGACTTTTATTATTAATGTTGTAGGTAAGCCCGACTCTGCTTTGGAAAACTATGGCTTATTCTTAAGTCACTTAAAATCAAAATATCGTCAAGCTTTTTGGCAAGATGATATGACTCTTCTTCCTCTTCAATTTATCTTTATTTCTGCTCAAGATTGTCCAGAAGATTATATTCCTTATTTCAATATCAATGAAGACATCATGCCGAGCCCTCAAGAGCTTGCTACTATTGTCACTCACATAAATGAATCTGCTCATGATCGCCTTCTCAATAACGCTACTGTCAAAGATGTCGTTAATGCAGGGCTTGGCTTAACCGAATCTCAATTCATTGATCTTTGCTTGACATCTATTGTCAATACTTCTCAACTGAATCCTAAATTTATTTATGATCAGAAGATGGCAAGCATTAAGAAAGATGGTATTCTAGAAATTATTAAACCAACTACTTCCTTCGAGGATATTGGTGGCTTAAATAATATTAAAGATATCATTCGCCGTACTGCAAAACTTTGGCAAGACAAAGATCGAGCTAAAGCCTATGGAGTAACTCCTATCCGCAGACTTCTTATGGTTGGAGTTCCAGGGACTGGCAAGTCAGCTATCTGCCAAGCCACTGCAAATGAACTTGGTTTAGACTTGGCTCGTACCGGCATCAGTCAAGTTATGAATTCTTTTATCGGTCAATCAGAAGCTAACATGCGTGCTGTCTTTAATCAGATCAGACTCATGTCTCCTCTATGCGTTTGGATTGACGAGTTTGGCCGTGATCTTTCTGGTGGAGCAAGTTCTTCCCATGTCGATGGTGGTACCACTGATCGTGTTCATGGTGAATTCCTTACTGGTCTTCAAGAACTTCCTGAAGAAACTTTCTTACTCTGTGCTGCAAACTCTTTAGATTCATTGCGTCCCGAGATGCTTCGTGCTGATCGTTTTGATAAAATTATGTTTGTTGGACTTCCTTCTCACGAAGAACGTAAGCACATTTTCCATATTCACTTGAACAAAATTAATACTGATCATCAATATGATTACGATGCTTTGGCCGAGGCATCTAAGTATATGACCGGTGCTGAGATTCTTTCTCTTATTCGTGAAACAAAATTCTATGTAGTTTCAGATTCTCTTCGCCCTATTAGTACTCAAGATATTCTTACTTTTATTCCTAAAACCAAAAACACTATTTGGCTCAAACATAATGATATGGTTATGTCCATGTATCAGTATGCACTTGAGCAGTGGGATTGGGCCTCGACAGAACAGATGGAAGATGCTAGAATGATACTAGGTAAGTCTTCTAATAAAAAACAAACGTCAACAATTGCTTGGAAATAAGGAACTATAATGTCTGAATCATATGATAATATTGATGAATTTCTTGCTACCCTAGATAACGACGGTGCCAAAGAAACTTTAAAAAATATAGATAATAAAGATTATCAACAAGATCTATACAAGAAATGGTTTAGATCAAAAACTCAAAGTGGATTTCTAGCCATTCGTCCTTGGCATCAAGCTTTGAAAATGAAAATTGATATTGGCAAAACTTCTTCTGAAGGAAAACTTGTCAGCAGCACCGCTGTCTTTGTTGACTCAGTTGATTTTGCTGCTTATTTGCGAAGCGTTGCTAACGGCAATGCCGCAATAAACTATCCTCAGAATGATAGAATGGGCGCTCCCACTAATGAGGCTTTTGTTTCTTATGGTGGTGCGACTATAGAAGGAAAGCCTGTATCTAGAATATTTAAGGCTCACTATTGGCAGTCTTCCGAAACTACAGACGAAACTGCTTTTGTTTGGAAGTGTGGACACTTTGCAGCCCGCAAATCAGATAGTGGTGCATTCATACCTGATATGAAATCGCCTTTATCTATTGACCAAATTAAAGTAACACGCCAAGATATATGCTCTATTGCATATCTTATGGATTTATCTATGACTTCCCACGTCACTAACAACCAAGATTGGTATGAAATATGAGCGATGACAACGAACACCTAGATCAGCACACCGCTGAGTTTATGACTAAGTTTTTTCAAGACGTTATTGGAGGACTAGCTTCTCAAGTAGAAGATCGTCTTTCAGTTCTTGAAGGTTCTATTGAAGCAATTGAAAAGCAAATTGCTACACTGATTGTAAGTTATGGTGAACAAGCTGTTTTTACTGAAGCTCTTGTCGGTCAAATGGCTTTTGCTTCTGATGAAGCTCGTAAAGCTTTTCACGAAGCATTGAGTCAGTCACGTAAAAATATGTTGGAGGTTATGCAGAATGCATCCAAAGGACTCTTGGCTGATGAGAATCCAGGAGTTGCCTCAGCCCTTACAGACTTGGCTTCAGAAAAGTTATCTGACACAGACATCTGATTGTTCTTGTGTTTTATTTGTAACTCTTTCTAATCAAGATTTTTTAAATAACTTTTCTTACTTAAGTCAGATATATCCTTTAGTTAAAGATATATATCCTGACGCTACATCATTATATATTACTTTCAGTTCTTTCCAGGATTTTATTAAAAGTGGGAAAATGGAAGTCTATTCTATCGAGGTATCAAAATGAGTATCATTCATCGTTTTTCTGATTTGTCTGAACTAAACAATTACATTTCATCTTCAATACATGAAAACTCTATGGTTCAATTACATGTCAATAATATTCAAGAATATGCCGAAAGGTTTTCCTTAAGCCCTTCGCTTATTCACGACATAGAAAATAACGCCTACCAATTAATTACCTATCATTTATACATAGGCTCTAAAACTTCTTATCGCAAGAATGTTCACAGTAACATTCCTAACGTTTTGTATAAAAGAATTTACAACGCCTTTAAGTTAAATGGTTATATTCGAGAAGCAAGCGGAAGCTGCGTAGTTCTTTGTCTTAAGCCGATTACTCAAGAAGTCTATGATCAGATTTCCCATTCTTCAGATCTAGACAATCAAAAAGTTTTGAATCAACTTATAGATAACTTCTCTAACGTATCTGCTGATAATCAGTATTACATTGATTACATCAAGCTCCTTGAAAACAAGTGCGATATTCTTGTTCTCGAAAATGAAAACTTAAAAACTCAAGTACACAATACCAAGATATCCACATGGTATTAAGCTTTGAAGTTAATACATCAATATTTTCTACAAGTATCAGTTTACCTACACAGGAGACCTTCCCTATGTCTACTCATTATATTATAAACTCAGCAGCTTCTAATTCACCAGTTAATTCTTTGTTTTTTACATTTCCTGTTTTTATTCAATCAGAATCTTCTTCTAATGAGCCTCTTACTTATACTATTTATATTAACCATTCAGAATCTATTCCTGATGGTCAAATAGTTTGGGATTATTTTGGATCAGGCGAAACTTATTGCAACCTTAATAAGGTTGAACTTATTCAAGCTAAAGATAACTTCTCTCAATTATATTCTAAATATATGATTGTTAATAATAGATTAGGAATTCAACCTCAAGTTGTTGGCCTATCTCCTTTTAATTTTGCCTCATCAGTTGAAGCTCCTTCTGGAAATTTAGCTTGGTCATTTTCTATAGAAACCTTTTTCATTTTCAATAAAAAAGTTACTGATGACGCAGTGTGCATTTATCTAACTAAAAAAAACAGTGACACTACTGTTATATCTAAGCATTATGCTTTTGCTAATGTTCCCAATAATATTTGTAGCTGCTCAAATCCATCTATTTCAAATTCTCAAACTAAGAGTGTTCCTTGTCATTTCTCTATGCAGAATTCAAGCTGCCCTCTATATAAGTACGAATCAGAGATAGTTTACTCTCAAGATGTTACTCCTATTAATTCATCTCAGATTTCTTCTTTTGATTTAGTTTATTACTTATCTATTCAAGGAAATCATACTTTTAAAATTAACAATTCTTCATCAGATGTTATAATTAATACTTTGAAGTATCCTTCTAGTTTTACTTATGACGATTCTTTAGTTGAAGCTATTTCTATCTTTAAAGAATATATGGAAAGTTATTCTTCTTCTGATTTTTCATTCTCTGAAGTTAAGAGAGATACTCTTCAAGATACAGGCAAAGACATCGAAAAGTCTAGCTATATCTCTTCCCTCATTTCCTCCTAAGGAATTACACCATGTCTAATTTTTATAATGAAAAACATTATGTAACTATTGATCCACTTTATACTAATTCTTATAGTATATCCATTTCTTGTGATCCATTATTTAATGAGATTATTTGTACATCCAAGAATCATTCTGGAGATCATGCAGACTTGTCAAATTCTCGTTATTTTTATAACTATATTGACCAGTGGAAGCATCTTCCGGTTACTCAGATAACTGACAAAAATTCTTTGCCTGTTATTAATTTATCCATTCAAACAAGAGCCTCTCTTGATACTAGCATTCTTATAGAAGAAGCTAATAAATCTTTAGATTCTAATCTTTTTTCAGATACTTACCCTATAGCTACTCGATATATTGATTCTCAAGGAACCTACTATATTGAGCGTCCACCATTTCAAGCTAATATAGATTATAAAATGGGAGGAGCTCAGTCTAGAACCAAGAAAAAACTTACCGATACAATGGTATGGGTTCCCTGGACTCTATTTGTCCTTAATCCTAAAACACAAAAAAGTGCAATGTACTTCTCTCATAAATCGTTAACTAATATGGATGATATTTATTTTGCTACATATCTTCCCAATACGTATCAAGACGGTTCAATTTGTTATTCATCTAGTATCTACAATATGCCAGAATATAGTACTTTTTCTTCTTTGAGTGTTTCTCAACTTTATTCTTTCTATATTAATGAGTACTTTGCTGGAGCTTGGAACGCTGACCTATCTAATCCATGGTCTTCTTTATTCTATAGAATACATACTGTTATACATTCTTTTTTTCCTGAAGATGAACACCTCTATCCAATGATGTTCAAGCTATTCAATCCTTCTGATGATGAATTGAAAAAAGTATTTGGCTCTAAAATTTCTTATATTAATTATATGATTTCTGCGCGCCAAACAATTACCGAAAGAACAGCAAGCGAGAAAATTGCAAACTATAGCTTGCTACAAAACTGTGACAATGCTCAGTCTCATCACTATATTCTAACAATGCTATCCACATTTTCTCTTCAAGAAATATTAGATCTTCTAGAGGAATATGCTTGTATTCGCAATCTCATAATGCAGAATCCAGACCATCCTTACTGTTCAAAAGTCAATAGATATTATTTTAGTAATTCTGATTCTTTTCAATATTATGGAACTTTTTCTCAAATAGTAGCCGCATCAAACAGCTCCAATCCTCATAGTTCCTCAACTGAATCTATAGCAGATCTTCCTGAAGTAATTAAAAAAGTTGCCTCTAAAAGAGGAATATCTTCCCCATACAACTATATCGATGCTCGTGTAATGATCATCAATAATGTTTCTGATACTTCTTCTTGGGCTTTTTCTTCCAGGGCAATTGCCGATATTTCTCACGCTTTTTATTATGTTGCGCAAAACTTTACAGATCTAGAATATAAAAAATTACTAGATAAAATTATTAGCGATTACAGCATAGACCCACACACTTGCTCCAACAGCCTATATTGTTACGATTTCCTAACTAAAGAAATCTATGTAATTCCTTACTCTGTTGAAACATATGTAAATTTATTAGAAATGTCCATCAAAGATAAACTAGACATTGTAGGTTATTCAAATGCAGAGATCTAATATTTCATACTTAGGTAGTCCACTATCATCTTCAACCGATAGTGTTATAACTGAATGTGAAAAATTTAACGATTTTCATCTTGCTTCCATTAGTATTTCTCCAGATAATGAGCAGATACTTTCTCAATTTTCTTCATTCGTTCTTAGCTTAGATCCTGATAAAGCTTTCTCTCAAGATACAGGAATTATGCCTCCCGGAGTTCTTCATATTGATTCTAATCTTATTATTTTTGAAAGACCTCCTCAATATCAAAACGTTCAACTAATCCCTCAAGTTGTTGAAAGCATAGATTATGATCGACACGACTCTAATCTTTATAGATTGCCCATTCCTTGGCAAGTCTATATATGCACCTACAACATCTATGGTGGCAGATATTATCCTAATTCGGTTCGAATGTATTTCATGAATTCATCCTTAACTGGATCAGATATCCTAAGCCAAAGAATTTATTTACCGCCTCTTCCAAATTTCTATACTTCAGGCTTGTTGTGCAATCCAATGTACGCTTCCATGGATGATATAGAGCGTTATCCTAACGATATATCTGGAGTCATCCAAGCCTCTTATGATTGGATATGGAATAGTGGAACTAATTTAGATTTAACAATGAATATTGTTGAAGCTCATTTTCAGCTTCTTCCTTTGAAAAGCAAAAATGTTCCTACTGTTTTTGATAAAGATTCTTTAAACTCTGCTTCTCTAGTCAGTTCATCTTCGTTTTATCTGGACTTTTCTTCTATTGATTTTTTCTTTAAACTTTGGGAGCAGTTTCAACTTCATGAAGTTAGTTCTTTAGTTTGGCCTAATGCTTCTTTCTCCGATAGAGTTGTTGGACAAATGCGCGAAGTCGAAGAATCATTTCTTCAGGATTTTTTTGCAGAAAATAATATAACTGATCCTCCTTTTCGTATTGTTAATATTGAATCAGATTGTGACGATGAAGATTGTGATTGTAATCAAGAAGAAACTTCTCGTCGTGTCTACTCCTATAGTGCCATGGATTATGCCAGATATGTTCGATCAAGACTGTCCTCTATGCTAACCTGTGGCCAAGCATTAAATCTTATTCGCAACTCTAATTTGTCTTCCAACCTTCATAATGAGCATACTATAGAAAATTTCTCTCGAGCATTACTTGCAAATTCTCAATTACTTTCTTAAATATAATGATTTTATCATTTATAATTTGACCTGACCGATATTGTTTGCTAGTATATAATTATATAAACACTCATAAAGGTAGTAAAAATTGAATAAAATAAGTAATCAAGAACCTATCTTTACTAGGTCCGAAGTCTCACAGATACTTAATGTTACTACTCTCACCGTTTCTAATCGTGAGAAGAATAAAAAGTATCCTCTTCCTCGTAGAGATTTAAATAATTATAGAATCTATACTTTAAACGATGTCTTTAATCTTCAATTAATAACCTATAGCCACATAGATCCAAAGCCCATCATATCAATTCTTTATGATAAGGGCTACAGTGACATAAAGGCTTTGGGTCAAATGATTGATTCCGCCCTTTCTAAGAGAACAGGATAGTCTATGTCAGAAGATAAAAAACATTCACTTGTTGATGAACAGCCAGACATAGTTTCTACTGATATAATAAGTGACTTAAAGTCAGGAATATACAATCTATTTGTTGCTTTATTTAATCATCAAATAGCATCGCATGGTCCAGAAAAAGCTTTAGAGTTGTCTATCCAGTATTTAAAAAATATCATAGCCAACTTTGAAAATGCGTTACAACAACCAGATGAGGAGAAATAAATGTTAGATCCACAAAACTTAATTAATATTACCGGAGGCCTTATTGCCGATCCGGAAATGGTAAACGGTAAAATCTTTAAAGCTAGAATTGGTGTTGACTATTCTGGATCAGAAAAAGATTCTGATAATAACTCAGGATACTTTGACATCGTTTACTACTTGAAGGACAAAGACGGTTTTGTAAGCAAGAATGCAAACTTCGTTAATGGTCAACTTGATCAGGGCAAATTGAAAAAAGGTTCAACAGTTTCTATTGTTGGTCGTTTAGTTCAGGAACGCTGGAAGCAAGATGAGCAGTCACGTTCGCGTATTGTTATTGTTGTTGAACACTTGACTTATTCTTCACGTGGCTCTAAGGCACCTTCGGATTCCTCTAAGGAATCAGCTCCCGCACAAGTGTCTGCCTCTATTCCTTCAAGCTTCTAATGGAAGAATTCAATGAGCTCGAGCTTCAAAAGCTCATTGATTTTGCACTATCCAATACTGACAGTTCTCATCCATTTGGAAATTCCGGAACTTACTTAGGATTAGCTGAAACAGATATATTATCATTAGTTTATTCTCGTTTAGAAAATAAGATGGCCATATCTCAAATGACTGAATTATTTCACGATATACGAAATGATATTTTATCTCGAAAAATTTCAACTAATATTCGAGATTTGCACACTATAACTAAGAACTGTCATAAGTGTAAACTCGATTCTACTCCGGAACTTCCAAAATGGAATGTAGAAAATCCAGATGTTGTTATTGTATTGGAATCTCCATCCGTATCTCCTGAAGCCATTACTTTAATGATTAATGCCTTTAAGAGTGCGGGTTTTAATTCCGATCAATTATGCCTAACCTACGTTAACAGATGTCCAATTAGACGTAAATTTGAAAACGAAGAGATAACAAATTGTTCTCCATATCTACATTTGGAATTACAGCTTCTTAATCCTAAGTTAATAATTTGTTTAGGTGGACTTCCTTCTTCTGTTTTATTTGGTACTCAAATAAAAATCAAAGACGTTAGAGGTAACATCACTTGGTTGGGCTATTGGCCTATAGTGTCTACGTATTCTCCCATGTATGTTTTAAAGTCTGGTGGAAATACTCCTAATCAGTTCTCTGCCGACATTAAACAAGCTTATGATTTCGTTGCATCTAAAAGTAAGGTCAAAAATGACAATTGATATCTGGACTTCGTCCTCAATCCAAGACTTATCCGATGGCGATATAACTTCTTTTCAAGAAATAGTTCTTCGTGATGTAAAGAATAAATCTCTTAATTCTGAAGAACGAACAATACTTATTAATAATTTAGACCTTTGGTTATTTTGTTTACGCATTCTTCGCAAAGGCATCGAGCTTCAACTTACTCAGTCTAAAATAAATGTCCGTGAAGAAGTTAGGCGAATGCGTATTGAATCGTTTTCTTCTGATGAAATAGAGTCTTATGTTATTTCAGAAAATAAATGGCGCAGCAATGCAATTAAATTCTTAACAGCTATAGAACGTAAGAATCTATATGTTAAACTTCTTCTAGACGAGCAAGACCTAGACTGACATGAACACATCTCTTTTTCATATTCTAAGTAATATTCATTATTTAGATTCAACATTAGATGAGAGTGATTCATACTTTTTTTTACAAGAATACTATATAGAAAATTATTTACAGTATAGGTATTCTGCTCCTGATATTTATTCGTTAGATGAGTTCGATATAATGTGCAATAACTTTTGCATGTTTTACGGCAAAGTCAAAGACTCATCTGGTAATGCCTTTTCTAGTCCGATATCTATCAATAGATTTAGATTCATTTTACTTGAAGACGGATCTTATTCAAATTATTACACTATTAAACGCAAAGCCGGATATGTAGTAGAAGGCATGTACTGGTCCAATGGTATGTGTTATCAGGTTCGAGAAGATCAATCTGAAGACTTTACTATCCATCAAAGAGTTCTTTTTATTGATAGTTTAACTAAGAACCTTTACCAGTTTCCCTAGGATTATTACATGACTATTTACGCTTCTAGCGACTTTGATAGTTCCTTCATTAAAACTATAGGTTGGAATTCCATTAATAAAAATCTTATGGTACACTTTAAGAGTGGTTCTTTTTGGATATATTATAATGTCCCTAAAAAGGATTACTCTAAACTCATTGCTGCCCCTTCTGTAGGGCAATACTTTAATAAAAATATCAGAGATGTTTACTCTTCTGATAAGTTTAATATTGAAAGTTTTCTTCCTATTGAACACTTTTCTTTGTAGAATCTTTATTCTTATGAAGAAAAAATATCAAAACAATAGTAAAGTTAAAAATTTTCCGCTCAATAAGCGTTACTCTTCCAATAATTCTTACGTCTATACAGCTACTACCTCTCAGCAGATTCATTCCATTGCCTCTGAAGTCTTTGGAACTTCTTATTATATTAGTCATGATATTCTGACAAATCTCTGAATCTTATGGTATACTTATACAATACTATAAATACCAGGAGATATAATGTCTGAACAAAAGCCTAGTGAAATAGTTTCCCAAGAACTTCAAGTAATACCCAAAAAGCCTGCTGTTAAGGCACCTGTGCCTCACAAGCATAAGGTCTACAAGATTGTTTGGCGCGATGCTTTTTCAGAAATGGATGAGTGGCATGATACTTCGACTGTCGATAGGGAAGATTATCTTTGTGAGACCATTGGTTATCTAATTGCAAATAATGGTAAGAAGCAATATTATACTATAGCTTCTACTATTACTGCAGATGGATTTTTCTGTTGCGTTATTAACATACCTAAAGCTATGGTTATATCCAAGCAGAGAATTAATATTACTATTTAACGAAAGAACTTTTATGAACGAAACTCTAACTTGTACGGTTTGTTCTAAAGAATGGAAAAGAGAAAGAGTTCGTGGTCGTAAGCCGCTCTTGTGTCCTAAGTGTCTAAAAGCGCAAGACCTCCCCTTACCTAAGAGTGTACCTGCTTCCTTACCTGCTCCTTTAGTTCAATCAGATATTAAGAATGATTCAATTGCTTTTTCTGATTTTACATTAACTCCTGCCAAAGTATATACTGCACTTCACCCTAAGCCATCTAATTACAAAGATCTTCTTGATCAGACCAAGAATGGGTCTACATGGAAGTGCTCTAACTGTGGTCATGTATTAAAATTAGAAATACCTATTTCTGATATTCCCACTCATCGCTGTACTCCAAACATGGTTAGCGTAAAATTATATGAGAGAATAAAATGACACAATACGTAACCAGATATCCACAAATCAAAATTAAAAAAAACTCTACCACTTATTGTATATTAGAATTTTCAAAATTTTATGCTAGAAAAATTAAATTTATTGATCTTCAACACATGAATCCTTCTAAATATAAAACTGAAAGATCTATTCAAAGATCAATTTTATCCTTAAAACTTCATAATCTTATAGAGTGCTATGACGATAACTCTTGGGAAATCACTTCCAAAGGAATCGCTGTATTCTATGACATCTCTAATAGAACGCCAAATTATTTAGAATCAAAGGATTAAAATGAAAAACGCTTTTTCATCAAACTTTAAATTATTCTTAAAAAAAATGATGAAGGGCATTAAAGAGTTTCAACAGTTATTGAAGCTTTGTGAAATGATTATTTCTCTTATAATCTTTTACGCAACTAGGAAGAGAATTACTTTTCCATAAATTCATTCCGAGATAGCTCAGCTGGCAGAGCAGCTGACTGTTAATCAGCGGGTCGCAGGTTCGAGCCCTGCTCTCGGAGCACATAACTTAGGAGGTTACCATGGGAATGGATGTTTATGGCTTAAAGCCTAAGACAGAAAAAGGCGCCTATTTCCGCAATAATGTTTGGTACTGGCATCCTTTATGGGATTACTGTTGTCAGCTTTCCCCGGAACTAACTAGTAAAGTGGAAAGCGGTCACGATAATTCTGGTGATGGATTAGATGCAGTAGATTCTCGTAAGCTTGGTTTCGCCGTTCGGGATTCAGTTCAGGATGGTTCAGCTGAAATATATATTACTGAATATTATTGTGAAATAAATGCACTCGATGATCCACCATGTTTCTGCACTAAGACTCCTCAGAGTAATATAGCAGTACTTCAAGATCTTTTGGATTCTTTTCAAATTACTTCAACTAAAGTAATGCAACTACCTGACACTGAAAAGGTAGATCCCAACCCTGATTGTCATACGTGTAAGGGATCTGGCATTCAACCTAATTGGAATAAAAGTTATCATATTAATTTAGAGAACATACAAAACTTTGCGGAGTTTTTAATTGATTGCGGAGGTTTTCAAATATGTTAAATCAACCTGTTTGTCCAAGATGTTTTGGATATATTCCTAATAATACTACTCCCGGAAGATACATGGGTGCAATGTCCCGTATAGTTGACGAAGAGATTTGCTCAGACTGTGGAACAGAAGAAGCTGTTGTAGCCCTTATTGCCAAGGATCAATGGCCCATTAGTCGTTATGATCATAAGTATACATCAGATGCCCGCTTTCGCTGGCTCGAAAGAATCCATTTGGAGGAACAAAATGAAGAGAAAGTCTTTTAAGGACATGCCGGTAATCATATATATATCACTTGCCTGTGTGGCTGTAGCTACTGTCGCCAGAGCTATCTATCGTAAAGTTAAAGATTACTGATGGATTACCTTGCTATGAAGCAAGCGATGATTAACGCTCTTCAACAGCAAGTTATAACACTTGAAAATAATATTAAATATTTGTCTGATCTTAATGACGATACAGTTTTAGTTGGCAATTGCCTAGTGGAATCTCTCAAAATTATCATGTCCGGAAAACATACTAGTGATGATTTAGAATACGCTCAGGAAGTTTTACAGATTTGGAATGATCATTATGCAGGTAACTGCGAAGATTGTAAATGAACATGCAATTAAAGATATTGTAGATTCTAATCTTTTATTGGGCTTAGATGGTGCTCTTGAAAGAATTGCCATTCAAATATGTAAACTTTATAATTCTCCTTCTCACATGTTATCCAATACTGAATGTGCAGAAATAGTTAAGATTTTAGATTCCCATAATCTTTTTCTTTTAAGAGATTCTGTTAATACGGTCGCTAGAGTATTGCCCATAACTAGAGTAACTATCTATAAGTATATGAGGATTTAAAATGAGAAATCGTCCCAAAACTGGTTCGTTCTGGTCTCGCACTTTAAGTGAAGCTAGGAATGCTGGAGGCTGGATTACCATATCCAGAACTTATAGCATGCGTACTGCTCGTCAATTAGCCTCAGATATCCGCTGTGCGCATAAAAGACCAGAATCATTAGATATTGCTGGCATTCGTCCAGGTGAAGTCTGGGAAGCTAAATGGAGAGCTCCCTATGATCAATCCAAGAGATATGATTGCACGGTGTCCATACGCCTGGTAGAATCATCTCCAGTATAATACATAGGAGTGATTATGTTACCTCGTCCAAGAGACTTTAGCAAAAATGATTCGCCACAACCCCTACCTTATTACGATGGTAGAAGAGGTAGTAACCATACTTATTACGTTAAGTATTATGGTATAATGATACTTTCTGCCTATGGCATGAACTTAGAAGAAAAAGCTATTGGTCAAGCCGCCCGTAAATTTATTGAAGATTGGTATTCTCACAATTTGGAATATACTATACAAATTCATTATAAACCTAAGTATCGTTACCCTTTGATTATAGCGATTAGCTCTAGTGGTGACTCATTAAATGATGCTCTCGTCAAAGAAGGATTAGCAATACCTTGTCTAGACTGACGCAAGACTATTTTAAGGAGTGATTATGTTTCGTGAGCCATTCGAAGAACCTGACCAAGAAGATTCAATTTCTTCCGTAGAAGATGTCGTTTACACTCTTCTCGATGAACGTGATGCGTTAATTAAAGAACGTGATTTATTTAAAAAAGTAGCTCATGATCTTTATATGGCTATGGCCAGAATAGACATGCCCCGCCAGTATCGAGAAAAATGCATCCCTGCTATGAATTCTTATCTGGAGGCTTTTAATGGAACATGATGAATTTATAGAACTCGAATGTAAGCGTTTTAGTAATTGCAAAACAGTCCTGCAAATATCTATTGTTGAATACGAGAGATGTAAAGAAAAGTTTGGCCAAGATTATAAGCCTTGGTGTCGCCCATGTACTGTTCGGGAAGACGCAAAATATCGCACTTATTATTCAGACTAGGAGTTAACATGAACTTTTTTACAGGATTCTTTTTTGCAACAACTATAATACTCGCTAATGTTCTTGTTATTAAACATTTTTTAGGCAAGGATAGGTAATGAATGAGTCTTATTCTATCATTCAAGATTTACAAGTTTCAGTTTCCCGCGCCCAAGAAGATGTAAAATATTGGGAAAGAGAAGCTAAGCGTTGGAGAATTGTAGCTGAAGAATATTTCAGAATGTGGTACAACGATCTTAGTGGCACTATGGTTGCTCCTGAACAAGTTGAACATGAAATGTTTATGTTCTATAAAGAAAAATTTAAGGACAACTAAATGGCTTATGGCAAATATTCTACTAAATATGAAAAGCCAAGAATTGTCACTGCAGATTATTTAATTATGAAATGGCAAAATATTGCCGTACTCGGTTCTCGTTTAGCTATGGCCGTTGAAGGCAATGCGCCTCAAAATGAAATAAACAAACTTGCTAAGCAGTATAATGAGTTATACGCTGAAGCTATCAAAAAAACTTAGGAGCATATCATGAGTACATGGAATGACATTGGTATTCAAAATGCCAAAATTGCAAATGAAGAAATGCGCCTTAAAAGCGAAGCTATAAAATCTTCTTCCCAGACTGCAAGTCTTGCACAAATATGTGCAGATATTTCAGACATTAAAGTTCTTTTAAATGAATTAATTAATCATATTAAAAATATGTAATTACTTTATTGTACAAACAAATATATAGATAAAATCCACCTATAAGGAGAAATTACTATGGCCATTCAACCCAGCGTTGAGACCTTGATCCAGTCCAATCCGAGGAAGTATGCTCTTGCAGAGCCAACAAAGCTTCTCACTCGCATTAAGGGTGAACCTCCCATGAATAGTGGTAAAGGTCGCCGTCGTAACCCTGTTATTACCAATATTTACAATGAGCTCATCACCAACCGTAATGAATGGTTCCATGTTAATATTCCGATAACATCGAAGCAGCAGCTCGCTTCACTTCGTTCATCCTTGTGCAGCCGGGCATTGAAAGACAATTTGACCCTTTCAACATCTTCACTCTTCAATGAAGCAACAAAGATGTTTGATCTTTGGGTTACCCTTATCTAATATCATTTCTCAGGGTTACTATCTTCATTGAATCCTTAAATTAAGGAAGGTGTACCTTGGAAAAATATTACATAGAAGTAACAAGAATGGTGTGCGTAGAAGCGCAAAGTGCAGAAGAAGCAGATACAATTGCGCTCTACGCCACTCAATATCCTGACGACTTAGAAGGTGTTCATTATGTCAACTACAGATTCCACCATTCATCCAGTTATTTTGACTTGGATGGACAAAGCGATATGTAAAAATAAAAGCTCTTTGTTTTTCCCTCCATTGTCAGAAAGACCTCAGGCCCGCAAAAAAAGAGAGACTGAGGCAAAGCTCATTTGTGCACAGTGTCCAGTTAAGATAGAGTGCAGAGACTATGCTCGAAGCAATGGAGAGTATGGAGTCTGGGGTGGAGAATCTGAAATGGACAGAGAAAAACTTGGATATGCATTACCCCCAAAGTATGTAGCTCGTTCCCGCAAAGCTCGTCAACTTAAACAAAATAATGATATAATATAATTCATGCATTCAGAATTTTTTAGAGGACTATTTACAGGTATGGAAATAATGCTAGCCAGCTGGCTTGTCATTAAATTTATATCTAAATTTTTCCCTAATGACCCGGAGGATAAATTATGAAAATTACATCAGAAAAACATGGTGATGGACTTGTCTACCACCGCTCAGATTGCGGTTCTGGATACGTACGACTATACGGTGGTGGTGGTGATATGGATGGAACCGCATGCGGCAAATGGGCATTAGCAGACTGGCAAATAGATATCATCCACAAATACGATTGGAATTTTAAGTCAGAAGACTTGACTTGGTTAATTCAATTTCATGATGGCCTTCTTGGCATTCCTCCGTTAAGTGCCGAAGAATTTCAGTTAAAAGTGAATTTGATAGCAGGGTGCCACACAGACGGATGGGGACATCTTCTTAATGATGATGGAAGCAGACAAGATGGACAAAATCCTATGGACGGTCAAGGTTTTTTCTTAGCCTATGACATAAATGGCAATTGCCCAGACCAAACAAGAAAAGAATGCCCTGAGAATCACGCCCGTTGGGAAAGTTTGGCGGCATCAAATGCTGGTGGACCTGAGACTTGGAAATCGACTCCGTACAACAGATAATAAAAGTGAGGATAAATAATGGGTGATTTTATATTTGGCGTATTCTTGGCAACAATGGTAATCTTTATTCCTTGGATATTTTTTGGTAGAGATTAATTTTTTTATCGTTCATACAAAAAAGAGTTTTTTTAATATAGACCTTAGATCGGGGCCCCAATGGGAATGTTTGATTCAGTATATGTTGAATATGATCTTCCAGAGATCTTATTGGAAGACCAGGAAGTCTTGTTCTTCCCGGGACATGAGTTCCAAACTAAAGATATGCACTGCATGCTGGATAGCTATTTGATATCTAGTGTAGGTAAACTATTGTACCGAGAAGGTACTTGGTCTGGCAAGCGCGATCTTGAATTGTCCGCATACAAGGATACTGAATTTCATGGAATCTTACACTTCTATTCTTCAGCTGTCTTAGCTAGTGGAAATAGATACTTTATTAATTACTTTGCGAAGTTTACAGATGGTATAATAGTGGATATCAAATACAAAGTAGAGGATTTAAACAAATGACATTTAATGAATGGCTGCAAATAGGTATCAATAATAGATGGTGTGGTCCGGCGATTTGTGACACCCACGATAGCCTACCCCTTACAGAGGATGAGTCAGAGATGATATGGGGTGGAGATGACCCCTGTATCCACATTATACGCCTCTATGAGAGCCCCGAACACGCTGAGGCTATAGAAGAGTCACATTCTCCATCTATGTGGAGAAAAATAGACTTAAGCAAGATATTCCCTCCCGACGGTGATTATCAATTCAATATTGGGTAATAATTAAAAAACCCTATATAGGGTGAATTTGAAAAAAAATTTTGAGGGCCAAATTCGTTTTGGCAAAAAGTTGCAAATCTGGAATTAAATAAAATGCTTAGCTATTGATAGACTAGCGAGTACAACCCACAGTACATTGAATATTATAATAGTGGGTAGAGTCTTCTCCGTTGATGTCCAGATTAAAGATAGACTTGATATGATGGCGAATATATACAGCCACCACCACTGATAGCCAAACAAGAGTCCCGGAAATATAATTCCAATCTTTGTTGCGAATCCCCACGCCTCTACGACATTTACTTTACTCCAATAGGCCTTAGAGCTCATCGTCTTAATGGCATTAATAATTTTTTTAGCAAATGATTTCATCTTTTAATTCCATTCTTTTGCTCATGCTGCAGGCGCAGCCTTATTAACTCCTCAAAGTAATCTTGTCCTTTAGTAAAAAACCAGTGGTCTGGTTCCGCAAAATGAAAAAAAATCATCTGCACTTCATTAAAGGCTGGATTAGGAAATTCATTTCTCCAATGATATTGATCTTCACCATAATAGCACAAAGCTTGATTCGAGTCTAAGTGATATTCTTTTCCTTCGACCCAGAGCGGCCATTGGTATTTTTGCGACAAGCATAAATCTATAGTATAAGTACAAGCGTTGTCGTCTATATGCCTAGGTAGATTAGCCCTAAAACCACGATACAGCCCCCACATAGCATATGTTGGTTTTACATCTTTCTTGAAGACTTCTTTTGCAAGATCGATAATTTTATCGAAACAATCGTTTAAGGGATTTTCTATTAAGTTAGTGTGATCAATAGTACTAATCCCGTACCGACCTAAGAAGTCAGAGTATGTTAGTATATTTTCTTGTTTTATTTTTTCAAACTCTTCAATTAAATATGTAAAATATTCTGATTCAAAAACATTTTCAACAATGAATGGTTCTGAACGTGATGTTAACGTCCTACCAGACAATTGATCATAAAACTTATTCATTGACTACCTGTGGCATTTGCGTAACCGATATGTAATCTTCTTCTACTTCCCTATGAATAAAAGTGCTTATGATCCATTTGTCATCAGATACTGGAACGCATCCTTGATGGGGATGTGTCCAGTACGCTGGGAATAGGGCAATCGAACCCTGACGCGCAGGGATTCGCAAATCATGTTCAGGGAAAAAAGTTTCTCCCCCTAAATCAACTGTATTTAAATAAATCACTGCACCGAGCATTCTGCCCTTGGCTTTGATTGGTCCAGGCCCACCATCTATATGCTCCCGATAATAGCCTTGATTTTTTTCGTAGTGCTGTAGCCTAAAAGAACTGTCAGACAAACCTGGCCAATCCCACAACCATCTAAAAGACTCTCTATAGTATCCTATGGCAGAAAAAAGAGATTTTACAATATTCTCTTCGTAATAAGAAAATAGAGCAGATGGGACGCCATGCGATTCTATTTCATCTTTTATAAAATCCATGTCCATACAAAATTTAATTGATGGCATTAGGCCAGAAAAAACTGGACCAGGAGAAAACAGGGAATCATAATATTTTTTACATTCCCCGATAAGACCATCACATATTGCTGGATCTATTATGGATTCAGCTAACATAATTGCTGAAGATTTTCCGGATGGCCAAGTAAATTTTGCGTTACTGTTCATGTAATTCTATTTCTGCTAGCGCGCCAGTAATGATTCATAGACATTGAGAATACTTCTTAGTCTTGCTTCATTAGAAAGTGTTGAGTATTCATCTGCGCCCGTAGGCTGCCAGGTAAAAAGACCGTCAACAAATTCTAATTGTTCTGGATTAACTCCACATAGCAGCGCACATGCGAATAACTCCGATTCTAAACGTCTACGTGCTGTTCGAATTGCTAACTGTTTTTGATTTTCAGATAGTATAAATTCCATTAGATTTCTCCTAGTTTTTTGAATCTAAAGATCTTTTTAAGAAAGGATCTTTTTTCAAGTTGAATATTATTATCGGCATCGCGTTGCATTTTTTTGTACTTACTCTTTTGTCTTTTGGGCATAAAAGGTCCGCCAAATCCACGCCATCTTAGCAGGTCGTAAGACGCTACGTCGCCCCATATTATATCACATTTTTTTGCTCGTTTAAACGGGATTACGTGCCAGATTGCCTTGCCAATATCTAAATCGAAAGGTTCATCTGTGAGTATATTCATTACCATGTGTGCGTTATGATAGTAGTCCGTATGTACTACTGCTGGTAGCATTGTATAATTAGGATTTGGATCCCATAACGTCGGCAAGAACAGGCATGACCAACCCGGTGCAGTTTTGACTAGCCATGGGTTAATAATTTTTACATAATTAGCTTCTGGCATTTTCCTAGATCTACTCACTGGGCATTCCCCGGTCTGCTTATAGTCAAACCCTTCTATGCCAAAATCCCCCATACCATTAGTCAGATCGAATTTAACATCCCACGACTTGCCGTTTAAAGAAGGTCTAAACAGTAAGTTAGCCCAAATGGGTATAGTAAATCCAGTAGATAAATAATCTGACGTCCCTGAGCATCTTTTAAGACTACCTTCTTGAGCACTTAAAGCCTTCCACCAATCCGGCCAGTTACCTTCGTTTGCATAGGGGCGACAAGAATCATCCATCAAAAAATTAGATTGGGCACTTAGCAGAACTTGCCCTTCTTTAAGTTTTGGCATATCGTTAAATATACGAGGACTAACTATTTTTAGTTTTTGCGAGCGCTTCAGCATGGCATACCAATTTCTGTTGTAAAAGATGTTGTGATATTTGCGATATGTTTTTTCTTACATTGTTACGAGACCCATACGCATCTAACTGCATAGATGCAGCGTTCCTATCGAGCACGCCTTGCCCTTGAGCAACGTGCCATAGGTGAGCAGCTCCGAAAAGTTCATAGCCAGTAGAAGGAACATCATGGCTTTCTGGACAACGCGTGTCCCATAATTCGATTAAGTGCTTTAAAAGAGCTGGCTTTTCTGCGGACTGTTGAGCTTTCCACATTTCCGTATCAGACCTATCTGACATATAGTGAAGAGCAATCATACATAAAATATTTTCCATAATTGAATCCATAACACGATGATATTCTTTTATCCCATAAGTTTTTTCTTTTGAAAAGGTCGGCAAATATGAGCATAGCAATCGCGCTTGTTGAATTGTCGTAGATATAGACGTAGCCTCTAGGGGCTCTACGAATCCAGCAGCTAGTCCAACGGCTATGCAATTATTTTTCCAAGTTGTCTTAAAGTAACCTGATTTGAAGTCAAGTATTTTTGCGGGCTCTATCTGAAAGCCGTGTACCTGAGAAGCTTCATCAACAGCTTGATCTACTGTGCAAAAATCAGAAGAGAATACGTATCCATTGCCCCTTCTTGTTTGCGTAGGGATTTCCCACATCCAACCATTATTAAGCGCACGAGCTCGAGTGTATGGTCTTATTTCGCCAGACGGATCTGACTCAGTCGGAAAGGCAATGGCCTTGTCACATGGTAAATATTTTTTATACGGTATGAACGTTGAATCAGAAATTTTGCTTAAGATTTCGCGATGAAATCCAGTTGCGTCTACAAAAAAGTCTCCCATAAGATTTTTATTAGCGTTGCGCAGGTGTATACTGCCAATGTAGCCATCTTCATCCGTATCTATATTGGAAACTTCGTCGTCTAAAAACAGCACCCCTTTGGACTTAGCGGTATTGCTAAGGAACGTATTTAACTTGAATGTATCAAAATGATATTGATTGGTGCCAAAGTGTACTTGATCTCCAGAGTCTATAATTTTATTTTCCACTAACCCCTTCCATGAAAAGGTATTAGTTAATAGTAAATTATTTTCTAGCGCATAGGCGTAACTGCCCCAAAAACTTTCTACATGCAAACCAGTATCTCCAACGCTATGAAAGTAGTCTGGAGTATGATTTGTCCAATTTTCATAGCGTATACCATACTTATGTGTTATGTCCGCATACTTCACCATGTCACGAACATCTATGCCAACTAGATTCTGGAAAAGTCTCCAGTGCTCAGTCGACCCTTCACCTACCCCTATTATTGGCTTTTTACTAGAAGACACTACAATGACTTCATATTTTTGGAATAATGATTTGATGATAAGCGCCGTCACCAATCCTGCTGTTCCAGATCCAATAATAACTATTTTTTTTTCATTCATTTTTTAATGACCAAAGTGTACCCAAGAGCAAACGGCAAGTGAAATGTTACGACATCTTCTCTGTCGGAAAGCATTTGGTGTGGGTGATGATAGGGGTGAGACTCTTGATTTATGTATAAGCCCCCAAGATCATTGGTGGCCATCAATAATAGTGTACCACCACTGGATAAATGATCTACCATTCCAACTAGCATTTCGTCATCATGGCAGAAGTTTTCTAAATACGCCACAATTAAATTGTAATCATTGTCATAATTTCCGTCTTGAATATCCTGCATGTCGATGGTATGTTCGTCGGCAATGTTGATGCCCCAAAAACGCTCTACATAATCAAGAAGTGGTAAATTCATGACATGAATTTCTGAAACATTATTTTCTACAAAAAGCGGATAATTTACATCAAGACCCTTGTACGCAAAAGGTGCAAATAATATTTTTGAGGGCTTTTGCAAAGCAACTAACATCTCCACGACAAGGAAATGCACTGAAGCTATGTCATGCGAGGGACTAGTTGGTGGAGATAAAAATTCTAAATAATTTAAAGTGGTTAAGAAGCCAATAGCTTGGCGACTTCTATCTACGCCGGATTCTAGTTCTTCAGACAAAGAACGTTGACAAAAGTCTGATATTTGTTCAGCGTCATAATCTGCGCCAGGACTGTTGCTTAGTTGTCTAGCTAGTAGACTTATATCGTATATGGTAGGATTCTCTCTAAGCATTTTGCATCTTCCATTTCAATAGTGTGTAGTAATACCAGAATCTACGAACATTCATATGTGCTCGGCGCAGCGAAGCTTGTCTATCGCAATCTGCGGGAGAATCAATATCATGGTGTGGTTCCCCATATATAACAGAACATTGCTGGATTATTTCTTCCAGGGTGTAAGAATCAACCATACTGGAATCTAAGCCGATCAATTCTAAGGTAGCAAATAGATTATTCTGAATATATAAAAAGTCTTTCTGGAGATTATAGGTCATATAATTTTTTATCTTTCATTTCATTGGGCATCGGGCTATCAATGTAGCTGCATTTTGTAGTCTCCCCCAAATGCTTCCACCTTCCAGTGGTTACATCAAAAATTATTTTATCAAGTTCTTCATCTAAAATCGGAGCTTGCGGCGGCTGCTCTGGATTCATCTAAACCACGTTACCAAGGAATACTTAATAGTCTCATCTTTTTGCCCTACCGGTTCAGCTATATGAATGTAGGGATAGTTAGCTGGAAAAAAAACTACACTTCCAGCTTTTGGTATAATTTTAGTGTCAAAACGTGGGAATACCAAATTGCCACCACTGTACCCATCATTTAGAAATGCAACCATGCTCAGCACTCTTGAGTTATCGGGGTGATGATCATGATGAACGTGATATGACGCTCCACCACCATATTTGAGTATTCGACACCCTTCGTCTGACTGTAAATCAAGTTCAAAATGATTTCTATATTCCCACACGTACTTGTCTATTAATCCCCATATTCTTTGCCATTCCTTGGCTATAGGGATTACTCTTTCTATTCCAATATCATTACTGCCTAGTGGTGCAAGTTCGCAACTCATTGATGTTCTAATCGGATCTACCACTCCACTACCTACGGTAGAACGCTCCCAGTGAAGATAGCCCCATGGTTGGCTACACTCTTCTTCTATCTGACTAATGAAATTTTTTGTATCAAATACGTTATCGTATTGCACAATACAGGGGGCGTGCTCTAGCATTTTCATTTTTAGCCCAAAACCTGTTGACGTATTTCATCCATTAGATTGCAAGATTGAATAAGTCTTTCGATCTCGGTAGTGTAACCAGCAAATAGTGCGTCGATTTCTGTTAGTGGATCAAAAGTAGCAATATCAAATGTTTCTGGATTTACTCCAGCCATCATCAATACCCCATAAAGCTGTTGCTTTATGCCAAGCAGTCTAGCATCTATGTTTTGTATTTTTTGCTCATTAGTAATAGTGTTAAAAAAGCTCATTATAATACCTTTCCTGTTAAGCTTCCATTATACTATGGAAGTATTTTTTTGTCAATTTCTTTTTTTAAATATCAATTATCTTACTATAGTTTGAATGTCCAATTTGACCTGCGGCATTTCCAGCATTTCTCGTAACAATAATTATACCACCAGTGGAACCCGTGACTCCAGTTCCTCCCGCATTTGCTGCTCCACCTACTCCAGCGGCACCTCCAGCGCCTCCCGTGTAATTAGCATTAGTAGCCGTGTGTGATGGGGCAGCGCCCCTGTTGCTTGTTACTGTACCTGTTGTCAAGTTCACCGTTGCCACAGTATGTGGATGCGTCCCTGCGTTATGGCTAGCTGGGTGAGGGTTACCTGGAGTGGAGCCAGCTGGGTGTGGGGTTGCGGGATTATGTCCAGCAGGGTGCGGGTTGCCCGCTGTAAGGGCAGCGTGCGGACCGTGTGATCCAGCAGGGTGATGGTGATTTCCTGAAGTATGCCCAGCTGGGTGAGGATTGCCTGCGACATGAGGGTTATGCCCAGCTGGGTGAGGATTGCCTGAATGAAAAGTAAACCCGCGATGACCACCAGCACCGTGGTGCCCAGTGTGGTTGCCAGCTGGGTGAGGGTTGCCTGGATTGGGACCTTTATTATGGGGGTTATAGGGCCCTGCGGGATTGTGCCCGGATGGATGATGGTGGGTGCCGTGCCCTGCGTTATGACTAGCCCCGTGAGGATTGCCTGCGACATGAGGGTTATGCCCAGCTGGGTGAGGGTTCGCACTAAATGGAACAACCGCAGTTATAGAGTTAGCGGGATGATGATGTGTCCCTGCATTATGACTAGCTGGATGGGGGTTACCTGGAGTAGAACCAGCTGGGTGTGGGGTTGCAGGATTATGTCCAGCAGGGTGTGGGGTGCCTGCTCCTGGGTTTGGTCCGGTTGATCCAGCAGGGTGATGAAAGGTCCCCGACGTATGATATCCAGTTATGTTAGGTGCAGGGTTTCCTGCAGTGCCAGCAGCTCCTTGTGTAGCTGGGTTCCCTGCGGATCCAGCAAATCCATAGCTTACTAATGTTCCAGAACCAGCAATTGTCTTGGCAAAGATAATAACTAATCCACCGCCAAGACCACCTGCACCGCCAGTTCCCGCAGTTGCTGCGCCGCCAGCGGTTCCTGCATTTCCTGCACCGCCAGCCTGCCCCGTATTGGCTCCAGGAAAGTTTCCAGCGTTTCCAGCAAATGGGCCAGTAGCTGCAGTGGTTGTACCGTTGGAACCAACTACCCCTAATGAGCCTCCAGCGATCTTTGTGACAACTCCTGCGCCGGTAATAAAAAATCCAGATACCGCGTCATCTAAGTCATAGATCTCTGTTACGGATATTGGATCTGTACTCGTACCCCAAGCTTTAGATGGATTGAGGGCAGTTTGTCTTCCGGCAATGGTGCCACTTCCATCTGCCACAGAGTGTTCAGTTGCGGTAGGCATTCCGACTGTTCCGTTATTTGTAAAAGTTCCATTGACAAATACGCGGAATCCATTTGTAAATAGTGTTGCGCCAGAATCAACTGTTAAGTTAGTGTAATACATGTCTTTGGTTAAAAATGTAGTTCCACTCGATATGGTTACTGGGCCGTCTGTACCTTCTCCAAAGATGGCGTCTCCACCTTCTCTTTGGGCAATGGGTTTATTTACTCTTCTAATTACCATTTTATACTACCTGCGAATAAATAACAGTACCCGCGCTACAGCTAGTTCCACCAGTGACATCGGTTGATACGCCAGAAGTCAGAACTCCAGCGGAAGAAATAATAATCACCACTCCACCGCCACCGCCACCTGCACCAGCAGTTCCTGGTGCCTTGATAGTTGCTGTTGCCGTACCGCTAGAAAGACCGATGTATCTTGCTGCAAGAATAACTACTCCACCGCCCACTCCAACAGTGCCGCCAGCGCCACCACGTAAGGGAGTTACAGTAGTCGATGTTCCCGTAATGGAATACCCTTTAATTGCTTGGAAAGGCTGTTTATAGTAGTCGGTCCCGCCTGTTCCTGCAGTTGGTGCAGTAACTCCTGCCGTTTCACTCGAGCCACCAAGACTATGAGTCAATGCCCCGCTATTTGCAGCTCCGCCCTGTTGAACTGAACCAATAGTTGAAAATCCTGCGGTGTGGCCAATGATTGAACCATTACCAAGTGTCAGGATATTTTGAACAAAAATTCTATACCCTGCGGGATTTAATCTAACGTTGTCGTCAATTATCAAGTTAAGTGTATATATGTCCTGCGTCATTGTAAACACAATCGGCGGACCAGCGACGTACGTTAGTCCTAGCGAAGTTGTAGATGACGAATACGTCCCCGCTGCACCAGTTGTTGTGTTTAGCGTTGCCGTTCCGTGCGCAGCAGAACCGTAAACTGAGTCTGGCGCATCAAGGAAACCAGTGAGGTTGGAGTTCGCTTTTGACGTTGTTGATGGTCCAGAGGCGACGCTCAGACCACCTCCATTCGTAAAAATGAACTTTCCCATTTTAGTATTCCTCGTATCCATTCAAAATATAGTTGACCGTTACTGCGCTTGCTAGTCCTCGTATTTTATCTGAATATGTATCTCCAGCAGTATTATTATTATTTGTTAATACCATTGAAGTTGACAATGTCACTGTTTCGTTAGCTGCAAGTGTTAGCGAGTTAATAAAAATGTGCGAACTTGCTACAGTTACTCCGTATGGCTTTAGGTATAGCGTTACTGTTTGTGCGGAAGCAGACGTGTTGCATAAAATAATTTCTTTAATTACAACCGTCGTTACGTATCCAACATTATATGGGACGGTGTATATATCTCCTGCAGACGTAGCAAATGCTGCTGGTCCGACAAGTCTTTTCTGTGTTAAGGGCATTACATAACCTCCATTATAAATTTCATCATATTGTCTCTCACATTGTTTACAGTTGCTACACTCACGGAACTCACCGACAATGTTGTGCCGTCAAATGTAAGGTTTGCACTGCCAGCAGCATCGTTAGAACCGTCTTTATATACGACCTGATTTGCAGAACCAGCAACTGGGCCCGTTGCTCCTTGTGTTCCTTGCGGACCTGTAGCGCCTTGAGAACCTGTGGCACCTTGTGGTCCTTGTGGTCCGGTTGAACCCTGCGGACCTATGTCTCCTTGTGGGCCAGTAGAACCCTGTGGGCCAGTTGCACCCTGTGGTCCAGCAGATCCTTGTGACCCCGTTTCACCTTGAGGTCCAACAGAACCTTGTGGTCCCTGTGGACCCACGGAACCCTGTGGACCAACATCTCCTTGAGCGCCAGTAGCACCTTGAGCGCCTGTTGCGCCTTGTGGTCCAGTTGCTCCTTGCGGACCTTGGGCTCCAGTTGAACCCTGAGGACCCATGTCTCCTTGTGGGCCAGCAGAACCCTGTGCTCCAGTTGCTCCCTGTGGTCCTGTCGAACCCTGGGATCCCGTTTCACCCTGAGGACCAATGGAGCCTTGTGGTCCTTGCGGGCCAGTAGAACCTTGAGGACCCATGTCTCCTTGGGGGCCAGCAGCACCTTGTGAGCCAGTTGCGCCTTGTGAGCCAGTGTCCCCTTGTGGTCCTTGTGGTCCAGTTGCACCTTGGGAGCCAGTAGCGCCTTGGGATCCGACATCTCCTTGGGGGCCAGTTGCGCCTTGGGGACCTGTGGCTCCCTGGGCACCTGTTGCTCCTTGAGCTCCTGTGGCTCCCTGCGGACCTTGAGGGCCAGTATCACCTTGTGGTCCTACTGATCCCTGAGGGCCCGTGGAACCTTGCGGTCCCGTGTCTCCTGTGGTGCCAGTAGCTCCCTGAGCGCCAGTGGCTCCTTGAGCTCCAGTTGCTCCCTGCGAACCAGTTGCACCCTGCGAACCAGTTGCACCTTGTGCGCCTGTATCACCAGTATCACCTTTGTCTCCAGTACGAACAAATGTAATAACTATATCTTGACCATTTGCCCATGATGGAGAAGAGCCAGTCAGATAAGTAACTGGAACTTTATAATATGAGGATACATAAGTGTGTGCTCCACTTATTGCGTAATAAGCAAAGGCCGCTGAATTCCCAACTTCTTCTACCCTAAAGTGTCCCTTAATTGCGGAACTTGAATCATCAATTGTCTCAAGATATGCAGATACATCTACAGAGTTACTGTCAACTGGGTCTATATATAAGAAAGTTGCAGTCACAAGAGTATTGTCAAACTTTAAGTTTGTTGTACCAGGATCACTATCTGCTGTACTTGTTAAGTAATTATATGAAAAAGTTGCTCCGCCAAAAGAGCCCGTTGCTCCCTGTGCCCCAGTTGCTCCCTGAGATCCTGTGGCCCCTTGAACTCCCTGTGGGCCAACAGATCCCTGAGCTCCCACATCTCCCTGTGGCCCAGTTGCACCTTGGGGACCTGTAGATCCCTGAGATCCTGTTGAGCCTTGGGGGCCTGTTGCACCTTGCGCTCCTTGCGAGCCAACTGCACCTTGAGGTCCGACGTCACCCTGTGGACCAACTGAACCCTGAGGTCCCGTATCCCCTTGGGCGCCTGTTGAACCCTGAGGTCCTGTTGCGCCTTGTGATCCTGTTGCACCTTGGGAGCCTGTTGCTCCTTGAGCTCCTGTCGCTCCCTGAGCACCGGTTGCACCTTGAGAACCGACGTCCCCCTGTGGGCCTTGCGGACCCGTTGATCCTTGTGCTCCAGTTGCACCTTGAGAACCTGTAGCTCCTTGCGGACCAACGTCACCCTGTGGGCCATCTCCACCAACTGGTCCTTCGCTACCTTGAGCTCCAGTTGCTCCCTGAGGGCCCGTCGCACCTTGAGTACCAGCGGAACCTTGAGGACCCTGAGATCCAGTAGCTCCTGTGGCACCTTGAGGACCCGTAGAACCTTGAGATCCAATATCACCCTGAGGACCTTGTGGGCCTGTGACGCCTTGGGGACCAGTAGCACCTTGTACTCCTGTTGCACCTTGGGGGCCAGCTGAACCCTGTGGTCCTTGAGATCCAGTGGCCCCTGTTTCCCCTTGGGGACCAGTGGAGCCTTGTGGTCCTATGTCTCCTTGAGCGCCAGTGGAACCTGTGGTGCCTTGGGGACCGGTAGCCCCCTGAGAACCTGTGGCTCCTTGAGAACCCGTAGCTCCTTGGGAGCCTGTGGCTCCTTGAGGGCCTTGTGAACCTTGTACGCCAGCAAGAAGACTGGTACCAACACCATCGCCTCCAGTAGTTATGTCAAGATAAAAACCTCTTGCATTTCCGCCTTGCTCAAAAAAGCGAAGTCTGTTTTGCCAAACGTCAATAGTGACTCCACCAGTAAGGGTGGTGTTGGTAACTGCTTTCTTTAGGAAAATTTCACCACCCTCATCACCAGATGAGTTATTGGAGATGAGGTTGCCTCCAGCAGCTATATTGCCAGAAACTGAGACGGCGGATGGTAAGCTTACAACAAAAGAGCCAGAGGTTTCAGTTACAGTAATTTGATCTGTAGTGCCAGAGATTCCAGTAATTAATTTAGCGCCAACAATAGTATTAGATGCGTTCTTATAGAATAACTTGCCATCTGCATAGTTTAACGCCAGTTCCCCATGAGTCATAGAAGCAGGTACAGACGTAGTTGTACCCGAATTCTTAACTAAAATAGTATTAGCCATGTAAAAACCTCTATAGGAATATAAAATAAGCGCTTATGTTAATAGTAACATTTTTTATTCTGTTGTGCCAGAACAAGATTCCAAATCTTCAAAACGTTTAGTAATCAAATTATCATATTTAGCTGCGATTTCTGCAACGTTGTGTTGGATCAAGGCGTTGCGTGTACGCTGTGCTGTAGAAGGACCAATGTGTTGCTTGTAAATCATCTTGGGAATATAATTAAATTTAGTAATTAAAAAAGTTCTAACAACTAAATCAAAATCATCTGCTACAGTAAAACGAGGATCATGCCCATTTAATTCCCTATAGACACTAGCTCGCCATGCGCGTACATGATTAGGTGCCGAAACGATATGTCTAATAGTAGTGGGATTGACTTCTGGAGCACGCATTGTCCAGACTTGATGCTCTTCGTCCCAGTAATCTGAACCGTAACCAAAAGCCCAACCGTCTGGATATCTTCCGGATTGACCATCAGGTAAAATTTCACACCAATCAGAATAAACAAATCCAACTTCAGGATCAGAGAACGCATCTGCAATTAATTGCAGTGCGTCGGGCATTAGTTCATCATCGTGGTCTAACTCTAATAAAATATCCCCTTCGGCTGCCATCATGCACTGACGTTTAACTCTGCCAATACTTCCGGAATGGACGTGTGATTTATGCGCCATCAGTCTGAATCTTTCATCAGATGCTAAACCATAAATTTGACTCCATGTATCATTATTGGTAGAGTCGTCCCAAACGACCCACTCCCAATTGGTATAGGTCTGAGATTTAAGACTTGCCCAAGTTCTAGCTAGAATACTTGGATCAGTATTATAAGTTGGTGTACAAATAGAAATCATTTAAGCCTCAGTATCAATAAAATATATGTATATATTATCACATTAATTTGCAATGTGTCAATAATCCTTACTCTTATTTAAGGACTTTAGTCTTACTATTTTATCGAGGATGGGAGTCTTTATCATGCGGAATTTTATTGGTAACTTATTTAGGTTTTCTACTATATCACTAGCTATTGTTGGCTTTTTTGCGCCGCTATCAAGTGCGCACGCAAGCAACTTATTAGTCAACGGGGATTTTAATGGATCCTCTGGATGGACTGTGTCCCAAAATGGAGGCTCTGGAGTTTTATTCAATGGCGCTTTGCAATTTTCCTATCAGACCGGCGAAGTATTCCAAGCTATCACTGTTACACCAGGGGATACTGTAACTCTTTCATTTGCTGTTGACAATAGCCTAACAAATAGCGTAGGCCAAGGTGTTGTATCGGACACCTGGACAGCAACGATATCCTCGGATTCGCCTTCTCCCGCCTCAGCCACAGTCACTAGATCTGTTGCTCATGATCTTGAAAACTTCAGCCTGTCCATTACCATTCCGCAAGGTGCAACGACCGCTACAATAACCTTTAGTGGTATGGACAAAGGTTTTTGGAGTGGGCACTACGGTCCAAGTATTGATAATGTCTCCATAGGAGTGACCCCAGCGGCTTTCGTCCCGACAGGGTATCCAGCAGACCAGCAGTGGGAAGCAGTGACTTACGGTGATGGAAAATTTGTGGCCGTTGCTTCGTCCGGAGATGGCAACCGTGTCATGACTTCAACAAATGGCAATTATTGGACCTCAAGAACGTCTGCTTCTGATAGTAACTGGCAGGGGATCACCTACGCCGACAATCAGTTTGTTGCGGTTGGTTCAAATGCTGTAATGACCTCGCCTGATGGAGTTACTTGGACATCAAGAACTGCGCCAGTTGGCGAGTGGCAAGCAATCACGAACTGTGGCGGTCTTTTTGTTGCTACCGCAACTTGGGGTAGCAGTTATGTAATGTCTTCCACAGATGGTGTTGAATGGACATTACGCACTCCATCTTATGGATGGTCACATGACGCTGTTGCCTGTAGTGCAACAATTCCACGGTTTGTATCTGTGTCTCAGTTTGGTAGAGCATGGTCTTCCGCCAATGGAACTACTGGCTGGTCTACTCAAAACCCTGGTGCAATTGTAGATATCCGAACAGTTGCGTTTGGTAATGGTCGTTTCTCGTGGCTTGAGTACAGCACAAACTCGGGAAATAGATACGGCGGTTACTCCATAAATGGATTGAACTGGTCTGCTGGACTTGTTCCATCTAACCAGTGGAAATACATCACCTACGGCGAAGATAAATTTATTGCGGTAGCGGAAGGTGGATTAAATTCCCGCTCCGCTTATTCAACCGATGGTGCGAACTGGACGCTAGGTTCTGGAGTTCCAAATAACTCGTGGCAAGGGGTTGCTTATGGGGCTGGAAAGTATGTTGCTGTAGCAAACTCTGGAACAGACAACAGAGTTATGACTTCTGCGGATGGTCAATCATGGGAGAGTCTGTCTGTCACTCCTCCTCCGTACTTCAATGCCGTCACAAACCTGACGGCTGTTGCCAACGCAGATGGAAGCGTGAACCTTGACTGGGATGCGCCAACATCAAGCAATGTTGACATCTACGCTTATGCAGTTAGTTTTTACGACCTTGACGAAATTGGTGGAACCACCTCAGGCGGTTGGGGTTTATCGACTAATCAAGGAACTACTTATTTGTTAAGCACTGGGATGTTCTCTGGTAGCAATCCTCTCACGACTGGATACGGACCAGTTCGCTTTGGCATTAAAGCAGGAAATCAGAGCTGCTTTTCCAGCGCAGGCGTAGGTCCATGCGTGTATGGACCCGAAGTCACTGTTGATGCAACTGTTCTTGATCCAACCCCCGCCACAACAACTACCACCGAGCCCGAACCAGAAACAACAACTACCACCGAGCCAGAGGCAGAAAACACCACCACAACTGAGCCAGAGCCAGAAACAACTACTACAACTGAGCCGGAACCAGAAATAACTACTACAACTGAGCCAGAAACAATTCCTCCTGTAGTTATTCCTCCAGATACAGATCCCCCTACAGTTGATCCGGAACCAGAAACTACAGTTCCCGAACCAGAAACAACTATTCCTGAACCAGAAGTTATAGAGCCGGAGCCTGAGACTACTGTTCCGGAAGAAATATCTGATCAAGTGGATGAGATTTTATCTGGAGATTTAACTGAAGAAGAATTCGCTAATGCTGTAGATGAAATTTTAACTTCAGCTGATAACGAAGAAGAGTTAGTTGCTGCAGCTACAGAATTATTATCTGGTGATTTATCAGAAGAACAATTCACAGAGGTTATTGATCAAGTGTTTGCGGAAGAATTAAGCGATGAAGCGTTTGCTGAAGTGCTTGATACCGTGTTTGAAGAACCACTGAGTGACGAAGAGTTTACTGCAGTCATTGATGCCGTCTTAGATCAGCCATTGAGTGATGAGCAATTTGAAAATCTAGTTGACGTGTTGAGTAGTGAAACAGTTACTGATGAGCAAGTACAGGAAGCTGTCGATGCAATTATAGAAAATGGAATCACGGAAGAACAAGCAACTGAGATTGCAACAAGTGCAGAGGTACTATCATCTATCGATGGAGAACAGGCAGCTGAGATCTTTGCCGAAATTCCCATTGATGATATAACAGATGAACAAGCGTTGGAGATTATTGGTGCGGTACAAGACGCTCCAACAGAAGTCCGTTCTTCATTCGAAGAAGAAATAAATATATTTGGTTCCGGAAGCTTAAATACTTACGTGCCATTAGGTTCCAATATAAATGTGGGACAAAGAAGAGCAGTTATAGCTGCTGGTGCAGTTATTGCTGTTGCTCCAGTAGCTGGAGCCTCAAGAAGAAGATAACAACAGGGAGATATAATGAAAAAATTTATAACTAAATTAATAGCTGCACTTTATGAGCAGGCTTGGACAATAGCTGGAACTATATTAGTTCTTATTACTTTGTCTGGCGATATACAATCATGGGGAATTAAGATCAGCATTGCCACTTTAGTGATAGTATTATTTGGTGCTGTAATCAAAAAGGAAATGGATGAGTCTGATTAATCTTATCCTAAGATAAGATCTTCAGGGATAATCCATAACTTACACACAGCATTGGGTTCTATCTTTCCAGCTACTATTCCACATCCCTGACCACCCATAAAGAAAACACAGTTAGAACAAATCATACCCTGCTTTATGAAAGGGTTAGCCTTTGCCGGAGCATAATGTGCTCCGTTAGCTTTTGATGTCTGATCGAACTTGCCAAACATCTCAACCAAATGTTCATAATGACTATACATTAGCTTTTGTCTGGGGTTAAGTTTTTCTTCCGGATCATCCATGTCTTCCGGTTCTTCTTCGGGCATTTCATCTTCAGGCATCTCTTCATCGTCTGGAGAACTATATTCTGATAGCCAATAGTTATTCACTGTCTTCATCTTTCATGGTATCTTTTACTGCGCCATCCCAAATCGCAGCTAATCTACAATAGCCATTATCTTCTACTGTCTGAGCTACGATCTTGCAAACACCGTTACCTTCATACAGGGCACAGTTAGCACACTTAACCCCAATAGATAGATTATCGTTTTCGATTCCGGGCACATATCCTACCCAGATACCATTGCCATCACCGTTGGAAAGCTTCCCATACTTACCCACTATACCTATTAGGGCGTTGGCATATTCTTGTTCTGCCGGAGGAAGTTTATTTTCCATTTCTTTTAAAAATTCAGCTAACCAATAAATTGACATTTTTCTCCTAAAAGATAGTTACTATGTATATATAGTAGCATGTTTTGATAACTTATGAGGCACAATGAATAGACCTATATTAAAAACCATTTCACCTGGGACGACTCCAATCACCAGGAGTATTGATGACTTTATTTTTAATATTACAGATCAAGCTAGGGCAGTTGTAGATCCTACTAAGCTTGATTTTTTATCAAGAACTATGTCAACGGCAATGCAGGATACTGCACCAAAAGTCTTTACATTAGGTGGATTAGGAATTGGTAAGGTAGTAGATGAAAATGTAATATCTAGACGTAGTGCCACTACCGTTAGCTCTGCAGCAGAGTTCCTAGAAAAGGTTGGATCAGACTTTACTAGAGGACGAGGTAGGGGTAGTAACATGAGCATGTCTGGTATAAGGGCTAATAAAAATCTTGAAGGAGCAGCCTCTTTGTTGGGAGAAAATCCTACAAGTTTAAGATTCGGAGAAATTCAAGATTTTATTGGGATTAATGCCTCAGTTATGAACGAAGACAAAATGTATAAATCGTCTCAAGTCGTGTTTCATGAACGTGGCCACACAGCTTCCAAGACTTCTGGATTATACTTAGGCAATGCTCCAATGCATGAGGAATTACGATACGTAAATCCATCTAATAGCGCAATGACAGATCAGGATCGGTATATTTCAAAAATGGTTAATCATTCCCTGGAAGAATCAAGAGCTGAAACTTATTCATATCATAAAATTTTTCAATCAGATGAAATTTCAAAGATAGGGGAAACTGAAGCTATTTTTAAAAATACTGGATATTATAAACCATTTGGAACCGGCGGTCCTGATGGCCTAGAAAATCCTTTTCATTTCGTGTATGGGCAGAAACAAATAGAGAGTATCAAAGGCTCCCTCAAACCAGGAGAGTTTTTTGATGAAATGGACACAATAATAAAAGGCGAGATTCATGCTAATGCAGCGCTTTTATCAACTGTTAGTTTTGGAAAGGGTGACGAAACCCAACTCCCTTTTCTTGAAAAACACACGGCGGATGTTAGGGCAAGTATATTAGAAAAACATGGGGAAAAATATGCTCTTGAATATGATGAAGCTTTACAAAAATATGGAAAACATGGACGATTAGGTTTGAGCTCTGATGCAAAAATTGTGTCAGAGGTAGCTGCCGAAACAGCTAGAAAAGAGGCAGCCCGGGCAGCGGCTGCAGCGGCTGCATTTGACCCTGAAAATGTTTCTTCTTTCTCTATTGGCAGTGAGCCTGAAAAAATATCAGCAAGGATTGCTTCTAAAGAAATGCCCAAAACTATAGAAGAAGCAGTAGGGGTAGCTACCAGGCGTTCGGGTGCGACGCGGGGTTTATTGGCAGCTTCTACTGAAGCTTCATCCCATGTAGCGTCTGGTACTGGAGGATCTAGAATGCTAAGAACTGCAGGTGCAGCTCTATCAATCCTAAGAAAAAGATTTTAGTCAGCCTATGCAGTTTCTTGAGCAGAACTTTTCATTATTATGCTCATAAACTATGCCACGTTGCAGTTCTCGACTGCACTTGGGGCAAATAAAAGACTTACCTTTTAATCCTACATATAGGATTGGCTTACCTGGTTGTTCTACTTTGAGAGTAGCTACAGGTGAATTCGAAACATTTTTCTTTGCGGGCTTTTTACCGGCCATTTTGACTCCTTAAATAATCAATACATCTGGGAGTATAGTAATGGGTTTAATCTAAATATATTCGCCAAACTTTTTTATTTCTCTTCCTGGAACTCCGACTACAGTAGCACCATCACTTACATTTTCTATCACAACAGTCCCTGCTCCAAGCGTACAGTTGCTACCTACATTTTTGAAGTTGATAATAACACTACCAGCTCCTATGGAAGTTTGTGCGCCAACATTAACGTCTCCACATATTCTAGCTCCAGGACTGACGGTACAGAAATCTCCTATCGAACTAGATTGATTTATAGATGCTGCTGTATTTATGTGCACGTGTATACCAAGCGTAACTTTGGTTGTCAGTACTGAATATGGACCCATGGTTAGCCCGTTACCATACTGACAATGGGTTCCGATTACAGCTGTTTCATGGATAAGGTTTGCTGCTCGATCTATTCTTTGTATATTTGATTCTACATTTTTTCTTATCTTAGAAGAATTAATTGCTATAGTATATTTTAAGTTAGGATATTTTTCTAATAAGGAATTAACAATAGATATATTGCCGATTATATTGCTATTATTTAAGGATAGATTGTCATCTAAATATCCTATGATATTCCAATCATTATACTTATCAGAATAAGCTAAGTATTCTAAATCTTTAGAATGTCCACCAGCTCCAATAATTACAAGATCCATGTTTTTATCTTTGAAAAGTCGTTGTCGCATACGCCATATACATTTATTACATCTTCTGCAGATTTGGGGAATAAGACAACGCTGTTATCCAATCTTTTAACGCCAGGATAAGCCCATATTAAACCTGACGATGTCATCGTGTAATTATCTTCCTGATGCCAAAAAAAATTACCAACGTTATATTTGTTGAATAAAGATTCAAAAGCTTCGGAATTTTTGCAGTGGAGCCAGTATCTTTCGTCTAAATAATCGGTTATATCAATCTCGTATTGCGGTTCATCATGACCTAGGTACCAAGTTTCATTAACTAATCTAATATCTATCTCTACATCGTAGCCATTTCCTATAGCCTCCCTAATGTATTCGGGGTTATTCTCCAAATGTCTATTGATGCCAACATAATTTCCTCTATGTGCAATTAATTTCATTTTTTGTAGTTCTCCAAGAAATAATTTAGATCTTCAGGAGTTCCAATACCCCACATCTTTTCTATATTTTTTACTCTAATTTTTTTTCCATCAGATATAGCTTCATTAAATACTGGACATACGTAGAATTCTCCGTTTGTCCTAATGTCTTTATCTATCATTTGTTCTGCGTATTTTACATAATCCGACCCCTTGTTCCAAAAGTAGATACCAACAGTAGCTAAATTGCTAATTGGTTTTTTCTCTGCAACTTCTGATACAAATCCATCATCTCCTAGTTTTGCATACGACCATTTTGGATGAGTAGCTTCAAAAGTCAATATTCCACCATCAATTCCATCCGCGCTGAAGGCGTAAAGTGCTTCGTTACTATTCCATTCCACAAATTGATCTGAATTGGCCATGACTAAAGGACTGTCATTATCAATAAACTCTTTAGCCAAGAGCGTCGTGCACGCTGCGCCCTGCGTTAAGGATTCAACTTGGACTATTTTACAGTTTGGTGCTATTAGACTAAGTAAATATTGTAAATTGTATTTTTCATAATGTTCTTTTTGAACTATAAAAATATAATTCGCTTCAATATTTAAGTTCTCTACAACAACCTGGATCATGGGCTTTCCGTTTACCTCTATTAAAGGCTTAGGAAATGTATATCCAGCAGCTTCGAATCTGCTTCCTGCTCCAGCCATAGGTATAAGTACATTCATTTTTTCTGATCTCCAAGGTATGTTTTTTTCTTCTTTTTTAGAAAGAATATCAATAATTTTATCAATTTTTTTAATATTTAAATCTTCTCTGTTTTCTACAGGGACTAAGATTGATCCGCTATCCAGGGCCCCCTGTCTTCCTATGTGGCTATCTTCAATTATAACGCATTTTTTAGGCACTGAATTACACGCTATCATACATCGCCAATACATTTCTGGAAATGGCTTTGTTCTTTTGACATCATCATTACTGACAAAGTAGTCAACATATTTCATTAAACCAAGTCTAAGAAGAACTAGTTTGACTGTGTCTCTCACGCTATTAGAAGCAACTGCTATTTTTATATTATTTTCTTTGATTTTTTTAAAGAAATAAATTAATTCATCATCTTGATTAAGGTTGTCAAAAATTGATAATGTTTCTTCTTGTTTCTTTTGCCAAACAGCGTTATGCAAATTAGGTGGAAGACCTTTTACTTCAGATAGAGTATCAAGCTTTTTGGTGGTAGGAAGGCCATCATATACACTTAGATGCTCTTCTCTTGATATTAAATATTCTTCACCAAAAAAAGCAAGAGCATTATTTAGTGCGTGATAGTGGACTTCTCTACTGTCGAGAAGTACTCCATCTAAATCAAATATAACTAAACTATTCATATAATCACATTCTTAGTAGGTAGTTTTTTTTAACATATCTTTCATCATAAAAGCCATGAAAATCCCCCATAACCCCTTGTAAGGAATTTGTTACATCATAACCCAAATTCTCGAGTACCATTCCTAGTATTCTTTCAGTTGCACATGATTCATGTTTATTATTTGGAAGTATATTAAAAAATCCACAATCAAATAGATCTTTCATTACCTTATTTTGACACAACATCATCGGGCCGAAAACACCCTTGTAAATACCAGGTATTCCGTACCCTAAAGACTCTCTCATAACTGAATCAGCCCATACAGACAGATCATTGTCATTTGCATCTCTGCCTATTGGAACCGGTGGAGAATCCCACCACCTTATAGTAGTAAGTTTGCTACTTTTTACAAAATCAATGTTATCTTTCAATACAAGAGAGTCATGAATGCAGTAATAAAAGTCTTCTTCTGGATTATTTTTATAACCTATGTTATAAGCCTCTAGGGCGTAATGCCTATTCTCAACATCATATATGACAACTGAAGAGTCTATGTCTTGAAAATATGATTTATCATATGAATCAGAATCTACGATAACTATTTTTTCATTTGGATGAAAACGCATTATAGAATCAATGCATTCAAAAATCACAGGATAATTAGAGTCAAATTTACACGGTATTATAAACAAAACTACTCCTCATTAGTAAGCAGAAAGCAGCCAAAGCCTTCAGGCAGGTCTTTGATATCTATGCAATTGTCATAATCGTCAAAAGCGTGTGTGTATATTTTAGACAATGATGCTACCAGACTACGATGACCTTCTTCTCTATTCGGATTAAAAGAAGTATGCAAAGACAGTAGCATTGGTATTTTTGCATTTATTAGCGATTCTTCAAAAGAAGGTATTGCTATTGACTCATAGCCTTCAATATCTATCTTAATTAATGAGTAATCACCCAAGGAAAGAAGTTCTTCCATATTAACACCATCTACTGTTTTTCTATCGGAATTAATAGAATCCAATACTCTTGTCATTGAGTCGCCCAGTTCTACACTAGGATCTATTGCTACTTGCTTGCTTGAAGAGAATGCCTTTTCCAAAAGAATAACATTTTTAAATTTGTTAGCTTCTATATTTTTCTGTAAAAAACTAAAAGCCACTGGATCTGGTTCAACAGCTATTACTTTTCTGGAAAGCTCCGCTGCATATAGAGTGTTTGGACCAATCCACGCACCTATGTCTAAGAAGTCTTTTTGTTTATTCAAATATTTGTCATATGCTCTGAATACAGAAGGCTCTGAATCTGGATAGAATTTTTCCCAATAGTCAAAACCTGGTGGTCTATGGAATAAATCATCATCTATTACATTGAATGTAAAATTATTTTTTTTAACCGTAATCTTTTCTGTCATTACAAGAACCAGCCTTCACTTCTTCTTCCACCTATGTGGGTAACCAATGGTTCGTCATAGATGTTCCCGTAAAATCCAAATCTATAATCTTTATCTATAGAGTGTACTTTTGTTGTGAACTCAGATTCTCCGCCATGATCTGGCCAACCCATTTTGATTGTAGACATAGGATATAAACATGGATTCAAAGTAAATAATCTAGCGTGTTCAAAGTAATCATCTTTCTGATGATAGTCCTCAAGATGTTGAAAAACAAATCCACCTACTTCTTCTTCTGGTGGATTAACTGGTGCGCGGACTAAAGCCATTTGAACAAGATGAGGATTAGCTTCCAGAAGTGATATAAAATCTTCAATGCTAACTGGTTGATTAAATAAAAAGTCATCTTCTAAATGAAAGACATAGTCTGAATTACGAGAGACAGACGCCCATGCCGACTGTACTGCTCCAGCTAAACCTCTTCTAGTTTCATGTGAAACTATACGAAAATCCGGATAGTTAGACATTAGATATTGATGATATCTGGGATCCGCTGAATCATTAATTATTATTTTTTCATAAAAGTTATAGTTTAAATTTTTATTCATAGACGGCACTGTCTCTGAAATACATGCCTGTCTGCCGTCAGTTATTATTACTAAAGAAACCTTATTCATCACAACTCCATTATGGGTGCAGGATCATTGATGAGTGATCCAAGATCATTTTGTACTAAAATATTTTTCTCAAAAAACTTTACCAACCCGTTGGTTCCCTCGGATTCATATATCTTAAAATGTTCTGCCCAGGCAGCGCCGTTGTAAAGATCGGCACCAGAGCCAAGTGCCTTGCAAGCTTGGTATGCATTAAGTATTTTTCTCATGAAATGATCTAAAGATCTCCACTGAAAATGTCTTATCTGAATAGTCTGTGGGCCAAAAACAATCTTATCGTGACCGTAATCATCTATGGCTACCTTTACATGCTGATTTATATCCCAACCATTATGTTGTACAAAGTGGTTGCCGTTTGAAATTTTTACATAAGAATCTGTTGATCTAAATCTAAAACAACTTTTATGATTTGTCGGTAGATTCCACTTATGCACCATAGAGTGAAATGGGGATTTTCCTTGTGGATCAAACTCTGTAATGGAATGATTGGTATACAGGGTTTTGTATACGTCAAACCCTTCGGCGCTGAGGTCTGTAAACGCATCTTTTAGCGTAGCATTTGGTGAGTACCAGATTTCATCAATATCAAAAGGAATAACCCATTCTGCGCCATGCTCTCTCGCTTTTACTGCTAAGCTGGTCATCTTTTGTGATTGAGTATATTCAACTACATTATCTTCCAGGAGGATTACCTGCACATTAGGAAGTTTTAAACCAATATTATTTTTAGCTTCTTCCATTTTTTCGCGAGTATTATCATTTGACATATTGTCTGCAATAATAATTCCATCAACACCATTGGCAGCGAAATGATTCATCGTGTGATCAATTATATCGCCTTCATCTTTTGCCATTGCAACGGCCCAGACATTTACTGACATTACTTATTTTCTCCTTGCTTAGTATCTCCGTTCGGAAGATATCCATTAACAATATTCCATTGAACTGATTTTTGTCTATACACTTTTCCCTGAAGAGGCTTTTTACAATCTATGGGATAAAACTTAAAACCCTTTTTTTCTATTCTATCAAAAAAATAAGCGTCTGCTCCAGACCAACTATGAGGGTGATCTTCCCATCCGTTAACTATATCAAATAAAGATCTAGTTGTCATTACCTGGTTGTGATCTAATTTATCTGCGCCGCGTTCAAGAGGATCGTCGAACCATCTAACGCCTCTACCATCTAATCCGCCACCATCAATATTTCCATCTTCATCAAGGACATGCTGAGCACAGAATACCGCATCATGGTTGTGTTCTTCTGCGCTATTTATCATTTCCTGAATCATATCTGGATAATAAAAATCATCATCAGCTAAATAACAAATATATTTAGAATTAGAATATGTTCTTACTGCCGTATTAATTTGTGTAGCGTAACGAGCAGTTTTGAATCTGTCCTCATCTTTAACGAAAGAGTTAAAAAATGTAATTCTTTTCTTTGTCGAATTAGACTTAATTGCGTCTTTAATAACTTTATGCACTTGTCGGTCTGGAGAATTATCTTCAGCAATGATTAAGTGTATATCATCATATGTTTGGCTCAGTACGGAGTCAATCGCTTTTTTTAAATAAGTTGGCTTATTATAGCTAGTTAATATAACTGAAACTTCTTGATTTTTCATTGCTTCCTTTTTGTGAAAAAAACTTTTGCGGAGAGAGTGGGATTTGAACCCACGGATACATTTTACCATATCGACATCTTAGCAGGATGTTCCATTCAACCGTACTCTGGCACCTCTCCTAAATTAATCAGGGGACTAAGCCAGGCTTCTCTACATCCTCTACCATTCTAGTTCTGCTCCACGCACCACACGAGTTACAATACCATTGTTGATAGGTAGCCACTTGCGTATAGCGCTGTCCACGACGCTGCAGATCATCCGATCCACATGTTGGACAACAGCTTTCTCCTGAGTATACATTAAGGTTTGGATGATTAGCCATCCATGGTCTCAACTTCATGTAGACATTACGCAACAAGTCAACGTCTTGTTTGGCATACTTTGTCATCGTCTTCCATGCCTTCATGTCTCCACGCATGCATCCAGCCCATGTAGCAAAGCCGCCTGTATCAACCTTAGCTCCTACGCCTAAATGCTTGCCAAGATTGTCCAATTTATTGCTATTAAACATGAAATATCTTCTAGCAGTTTTTAATGTATCTATTTGTTTTACTGGCGACACGGGCCCAAGATTATGGTACACGAATCTTGCATTAGCTTTGCGCATATCGAATCTATCACCGTTGTGTGCAATAACAATGTCAGCCTCGTCTAAAAGGTCCCACAATTTCTTTGCAACGTGCACGTCATTTTCTGGATCTTTTGCGTAGGTATCTGGGAAGTCTACTAAAGCACAGACTTGTGTCTTAGTTTCGTGTTCCCATCTGTAGGATATGCATAACAAGTACCATTCGCGCTCATGTTCAATAACATTTTGCTCAAAGTGCCCCCAAACATAACTTAAGTTTGGTGCGGTTTCTATATCATAATAAAGTATCTTTGCCATATGTACCTGTTTCAGTCTGGCTTACGTATTAAATTACTCTAATCTATTATAACACAAATGGTGGCGCAGTGCTCTTTTGAAGTCACACCACGCCACCATTTTATAATAGTAATTTATTTATTAATTGTTTTTAAAATTAAAAAGAATAATTTCTGTAGTTGTTCTTCGGTAGTGCTAAAAATCATTTCTTGATTATCTCCAAAAGTTATTTTTATTACATGACCACTAATTAATCCACCTTCAGTAGTTATCATTGAAGTCGGTGGAGTGATTTCTACATTCTTCATTGCTGGCATAAAACCAGCGAAGGTCATATCATCCATTATTTTTTCTTCTTAAAAGTTGATACATTTTTTGGAGCTTGCCCTTTGGTTCCTTTGACTGGTGTGCCCTGTGCTCTTTTTCTTTGTACTGCACTTTTTCTTTGTGCGGGCGAAAGCGCATTTGCTTTTGCTACTGGTAAACATTTAGCATATCCGCCACCCTTACCAGAGGTTCCGCAGGGTTGCCACTTGCCATTCTTCTTAGGAGCTCCTATATTAACCCATTTTTGATTAAACCACTTAGTTAAGCCTACACCTTTTGGGCCAGCCATATTATATCATTTCTTTTTTCTGGGAGCTGAAGTAGTTTTCCATGCCCCACCCATTGCTTTGTACTTTTTAGCCGCCCACGCATTTGCATATGCTGAAGGGTAGACGTCGAACTTTGATTTAGCTTGCGACTTAGCCTGACTCCACAGTTTTGGACTCTTTGGAACATTTCTTTTCTCTGCCATTACTTTTTTCTTTTCTTTAAATTTTTCTCATAATCATCTTTATAAAACTGACCTTTGTTTTTTTTATCTTTTTCAATTTCTTTTTTAATTTTATCAGATGCTTTTTTCGCTGTCATTTTTAGCTTCTATCTTGATCGTAAATCTGGTATCCGCTATCTGTAGGCTTTGTTTCCTTGTCCTTCAAACCGTTTGCTGCGAGAACTCCTGACAAACATCCGGAAAGGAATAGAACTATTGGGACTAAGAGTGAATCAATAAAAGCTTTGTCATTGGGACTTTGCTGATCAATAGGCTGTGTAACAAATACTAGAGCGTACATTACGCCACAAACAATAACTGTAAATGTAAATGCTAAAGTTGCACCCACAAATAAAACCATGCGAGCTTTTATCTCGCTATTTGTATATCTTTTCTTTTCATTCATTGAGGAACACTCCCATATATATCTTCTGGACATGTTCCAGAAGCTGTACAAATTGGTGGCTTACAATCCGCACTCTCCCAATTAGCTGGATCCTGACATGGGTACCTATATGAATCGTTACATCCGCTTAATAATCCCATGCAAAATGCACCTAACACAGCTGCTAATGCTAAAATTACTTTACGCATCAGCCAAACATCTTCTTCCAAGTAACGGGACCCACAGAGCCGTCGGCAGTTAAGCCGTTAGCAGTCTGCCATGCCTTAAGCGAGGCAACAGACTTGGGTCCGAAATCACCATCAGCTTTTGCTCCGATGACTGCCTGAACGAGCATAGCAGATGCGCCTTTTGAGCCGAGTCCAACTGGAGTTCCTGGGTACTCAAATACCATTGGGCCAGCCTCTACGGCGCCTCCAGAGGGCTTCAGAGCCTCAACTGGCGCCTGCACAGAGCCGTCAGGAGAAGCGTCACCTAGACAATATTGCCAGTGCCAAGCTTCAAATTCCTTAGAGGCTGCGTTATTACCCTGAAGGTAAAAACCATACTTAGGCGCATTGGCGCACATCCACTCAAAACATTTTCCGCCCATTGAGGTGAGTTTGCCATTGGCATCATAGCCAAGGTCAATGGCGAGACCCCAACCGTGATTAGAGCCCTTAAGACCAGTTGGGTCCGGTGCTGCCGAAGGAGCCTTGCCCTTCTTCAGGTACCATGTCTTACCTTCAAATGTTCGGGTTACGCCAGTACCAGTGTTTTCAAGTACATAGCGGTCACGAAACATTGCTAGCTGACCTTCAAAGGAGCGATAGTCCCCAACATTCTTTAACTTAAAGCCTGCAGCAATAGCAGCGTCGTACATCTTATTAAATTGT